GGATCTGTTTTGAACTGGTCTCGGGAGGCAGGAGCGGAGATTCATTTCATTGATAGGATCGAAGGTTTCAATGATGCCACCGTTGCGCAGGTGAGTCGATTGTTTGCGTGGCACTTGATATATTATGGGGAGCCATTAGATGAGCGAGTGTATCTGTTGACGAGTGATATGGATCTCTGGCCTTTGACGGGAGTTCCTTTTCATCGAGAAACTCCCTATGACCATGTCCATTTGTATTATGGAAATGTGTACGCTCACGAACCTGACCCGAAGTATCCCATTGGGTACATCGGAGCGAAGGTGAGAACATGGCGGCAGATCCTTTCTATGGCTTTGGAAGAGGCGTTGAAAGGCGTTCGAGATGAGGCTGATGGAATGAAGGTTTGGTGCTATGATGAATCATTCTTCGGCAAGCGGATTCACGAATGGGAAGGAGAAAAAGAAATCATTGCGAGACGGGGAGCACCGCCAGTTGACCGCATAGATCGGAGTTGTTGGCGAGAAATTCAAGCAGGAGATATAGATGCTCATCTGCTCAGGCCAGGTTATTCAGAAGCCAATTGGCCTCGGTTACGGGAGTTGTTGAGCAAAATCATACCGCACCGAATGGCTTGGTGTGATGAGTATTATGAAACTTTTATGAAGGAGAATTTCTGATGGATCCATACGCAACGATAGTTTCGATGACCGAGGATCTTTCTGAATTGGAGAATCTAGTTTGAGCAGTGGCAATCCTATCGAGAAACTCAAAGAGCAGAAATGGTTGACGGAGCATCTTGAAAAGAAGATGAAGGAAGATTTCTACGGAGAAATTCACGTGACCTTTCACGCAGGTCGAGTCATGCACGTAACTGATCACGAAAAACATCTGCCTCCAACTCGAAAAAACGCCCAAAAATAAAATCAAAAAATTTTTGCTTTTTTCTTTTTGAGAAACGCTTTTGATCTTTTATGATAAAAGGTAGAAAGTGAATATCAAAAGCATAGAAGCATCCGAGCACGGAGCCTCCTACAAAAGGTTCCGTGCTTTTTTTTGTGGCTGGAGAAACTTATGAAAAACATATTCAATACCGTGACTGCCAATCTTTCAGGAAAAGTGCGTCATGCTCGTTTGGAGGATCGAGACTATTTGGTTGCGCCGATGGTGATGATTGTTGAAGGCGTTTTGAACGGATCCGATGGCCCACTGATGTATCCCGAAGATGAGCTGAGGAAATTTCCTGGCGTTTGGGATCACAAACCCATCGTGGTGTATCATCCCGAGATAGATGGCCAGCCTGTTACAGCGTGTCGGCCAGAGATCCTCGACAACCGCAAGGTTGGTATGATCATGAACACTCGCTTCGAGGAGAACAAACTCAAAGCGGAGGCGTGGTTGGAAAAGGATCGCATTGGAAAGGTCGATGACCGAATCACCGATGCGATCCAAAACAACGCCATGATGGAATTGTCTACAGGGTTATATGCTGACGTGGATCCAACAGCGGGATCCTTCAATGACGAACCATATGACGCTGTTCTCCGAAACTACAAACCAGACCACCTCGCATTGCTCCCCGATAAAGTTGGAGCGTGTTCGATTGCTGACGGCGGGGGATTTCTTCGCAACCAAGTCTCTCATCAGGCTCTTCGGGATGATCTCCAATCGCTCATAACCAAGAACAGAAACCCGAACGGAAAAGATCAGCTCAATTATATCTGGGTGATGGATACGTTTGATGATGGCTTCTTTATTTTCGAGGAAAACAATTTGCTTTATCAGATGGGATACAAGGTCAACGGAGATGTTGTATCATTAGAAGGTTCACCGCAAAGAGTGGTACGCCGATATGAGTACGTGGTAGTGAACGGTAACAAGAAAATACAGAACCTCATTTATGAGAAGGAGTATGAAATGGATATTGAGAAAATCGTTCAGGAATTGATTGACAATGGAAAGTGGACTGAAGAGGATCGTGAATTCCTCCTGAGTCAAAATGAAGAAGGTCTCAAGCACCTACAGGAAAGAAAACCTGTGGAGAATGAGGAAGAGGATCCGCCAGCTGAAGAGGATCCCCCAGCAGAAGATCCTCCTGCCGAAGAAGGTGGAGAGGAAGAAGCCCCCACGGGCAACGTGGAGCAACCCGCTCCAATTACGGCAGAGAAGTTCATCAGCAACGCTCCGCCAGAAATCAAAGAAGTCCTCGAGCAAGGACAGAAACAGCTCCAAGGTGTTCGCAATGCTTTGATTGAAAAGATCCGAGCGAACAAGAAGAACACATTCACCGAAGATCAATTGAAATCCAAATCCATCGAGGACTTGGAAGCGATTGCGAAGCTGGCGGTGAATAGCGAAGAGGAACTGCCCAAGGCAGATTTCTCAGGACAGGCTCCTGTCACGAAGAACGAAGAAGATGAGCATGTGGAAGAACCGCTTGTGGCGGTGACCATGAACTTCGACAAGAGCAAAGACAAATAACGGGGATGTCCTCGTTGGTGCTTGATTATTATCAAATGATAAAATGAAAGGAATGATAAAATGCCAAACACGATTCAATTAGACGGTGATTACAAAAAAGAAGAAGCACTTGCCAATGCTGCTCTGAGTCCTGGCCATTTGGTCGAGCTGATGAGTACAGGAAAGATCCGAAAGCACTCGCAAGAAGGCGGTCATTCACAACTCGGTGTAGCGGTGGAAGATGCTCTGCAAGGTCAGATCACCACTCACGCTTATGAAGCTGCAGAGCTGGTGACCTATCACATTCAGATGCGTGGAACTCGGTTCCAAGGCATCGTGAAGTCAGGTGAAACAATCGTCAAGGGTCAAGCCTTGTACTCAGCTGGAGATGGAACACTCATCAGCTTTAGCACTTTGACCTCGGGTAACAATGCCAATCAAGTCATTGCGTATGCGGAAGAGGCCGTGACTGCGGCAACCGATACGCTGACCGATGTACGAGCTGCATAGACCAGTTGTCTATGTGTTTTCATAAGAACCAGAAAAAGAAAGGAATACAAAATGGACTTTTTCATGAATGGATCAGCGGTTGGTCAGGTAGCTCAAACGCTTCTCTCCAACGATTTCGACACAGATGTACTGCGTCCGTACATCGGTGATGATGGACAAACCTACATCACAAGAAACGAAGGTGGCGAACCCAAAGCTGTTCGTGTGGCAAACGCCACCGCAACGCTTCGGAAAGATGACTGGAAGATTTTGGATGAGGCGATTGTCCGTGTGGCACAGCCTCGTCTCAAGTTTGTCGGTGATCTCCGCTCCCGAGGACTGACTTACAGTATCCCGAATGGGATGGGCAAGACGGTTCTGGAAACCGAGACCATGAGCGACATTGATGATGCGATCATCTCGATGGACGGTCTCAGGCAGTCTCAGGGTGATCGTCCAGTGTTCGAGCTGACGAACTTGCCCCTGCCGATTATCCATAAGGATTTCCACTACTCCTCAAGGCAGATCGCTGCGAGCAGGAATGGCGGAAGTCCGTTGGATACAACCACGGCAGAATTGGCGGCACGAAAAGTCGCTGAGCAAGTTGAGAAACTCGCTCTGGGACGTTCCAGCACGTATGCGTATGGTGGCGGAACGATCTATGGCCTGTCGAACTACACCAACAACCTCACCAAGACACTCACCACTCCCGTGGCTGCGTCAGACGTGGGAACCACGTTGTTGGCCGAAGTTCTGGCGATGCGTGAACAGGCTCGAGCTGTTTACCATTATGGGCCATGGATGATCTATCACGCTCCGAACTGGGATCAGTATTTGGATGATGATTTCAAAGCCAACTCAGACATCACCGTGCGTGAACGTCTGGGAAAAATTCCCGACATCCTCGGTGTCCAGACAGTTGACTATCTCCAGAACTACGATCTGGCGTTAGTTCAGATGACCTCGGACGTTGTCCGTGAAGTCATTGGAATGGAAATGACTACGGTTCAGTGGGAGTCCAGCGGTGGACTTCAGCAGAACTTCAAGGTCATGACCATCATGGTTCCGCAGTTCCGAGCTGACCAAAATAGCAATACGGGAATTGTCTACGGATCCATCTAGGTTTCGTGGATCATCTTTGTTAGGATGTTGGTGTATCGCCACAAGACGGACTGGCATTGGCCAGCCAGTCCGTCTTGGATTTTACAAACGGCCAATGGAGACTATAATCATGACCGATGAAAAAAAGATACGTTACTTTGTATTCAAGGATCCCAAGAACGGTTCTCACGTAGAGGACGACAAAGTGTACAGGCCTGGTGACAGGGTTCCCAGTACAAAAGATCTTGCCTCTTCCTTCCCGTTCAAGTTTGAAGAAGCATCTTCAAAAGAAGCCACTGGGCCACTCACTCATTTGAACTCCAAAGAGGAAGAGAAAGCGGAAGAACCTGTGCCCGAGGTCGTTGAAGAAGTGGAACCCGTAGTGAATCGGTTGGGCGTGGATATCACCAGCCGATACAAAGAAGCATCGGACGCGCATGTGCTTGTTTTGAAAGTCGGCAAGGCCGCAAAAACAAGATACATCGTTGTGGGTGAAGATAGTCCTGATGTGCCTTTGACGGATAAATCGATGAAGAAAACAGAGCTGGAAACTTTTCTGGCAACACTCGGATAATCATATGCAATGGAATCCAGAACAATGGTGGAAGGGAGAAGATATCATCTTGATCGGTGGTGGCAGTTCCCTTCGTGGATTCGATTGGGAAAGGCTCCGAGACCATCGGGTCATTGGGATCAATGACGCTTATCAGTTAGGAGAAGAGATTTGCGATGCTGTAGTGTTCGGAGATTTGAAGTGGTACACAGCACGTCAGCAATATCTCCAGCATTTCAAGAATCCCGTGTTTTCCAATCAGCCTTCTCTGCACGTAGGATCCCCAATTTGGCTGCGTACTATGCGGAGAGAGAAGAACGGACTCAGCCATGGCGGTTTGTACTGGGGCAACAACACGGGTTGCGTAGCGGTCAACCTCGCACTCCTTCTCGGAGCACGGCGGGTTATGTTATTGGGTTTTGACATGAAAGTCGGATCTGACAAGAAACTCAACTGGCATCCTTCGGAGGCTCGAGTCACCGAGCAAACTTTCATGAGGTTTGAAAAAGGATTCCGAATCATCGCAAAAGAACTGAATGAGAAATTCCCTGACCGAGAAATTATCAACCTTGGTCCAGACTCCGATTTGGATCTGTTTCCTTTTCGGGATTTGGACACTTACTTAGGAGACGCAAATGAAACGCATAACAATACTATTGGTGCTGGCGCTTGTAGCGTTGGCGGGATGTAGCGGCATTCAAGCCACTCCGAAGATGGAAGCTCAGATCGCAACCAACGCAGCGGAAGCAACCGCACGCCTCGCTACTGAGCAGACGAAGGAGTCAGCCACCGCAGGCATTGCTACCAACGCAAAAGTGTTCGCCAATTATTATGACAATGCTACAGTGAATGTTTTTGCGTATTGGTTTGACGCTCGGAAACAGATTTGGTGCAACGCAACTTACTATACGTTGATCAAAAAGACGAAGGTGGCGAGTGAAACCATTGACAAGAATACTAAGGCCGATGATAAGTATGATGAGCCAACCATCAAAGCTCTCTATATTGAAGAAAACAAATGGTTGCAGCAAGTCAATGACGGCCTAAAAGGAACTGACATCCAAAGGTAGTATTTTGCCCGAGGAAGTCGCACTGATAAGGAGACACTTATGAGTTTGACAATGGAAGAATTGAAGGCCAGAGGTTTGGGACTCTCGGAAGAGTTCATCGACACTTATGGTCCAGCCGTCATCGCAATGTCTTCGCAAGAGGCGTTGAACCTGATTGAGCTTTTGGCGAATGGAAAAGAACTGGAAGCATGGGCGTTGGTTCTGGAAAAGAAATCTGGTGATGACGCTTTGGCTGAGTTCGTAACGATTACTGCCGCATGGAATGCTGAGAATCAAAAGAATGCGTCATCACTGGCTCTCCAAAAGGAAGCGATTACGGCGTTGTTAAAAGGATGCCTGATAATATCGCTTGCATTGGTGGGTCTTTAACTTTTACGCTGCTTGGAAGATAGTAGTAAGGATGTGGATCATGGATAAAGCACAGACGATAAAATGGTTGTCAGCTTCGGTTATCCGAGGCGTGGCGTGGGCATTGGCAGCGTGGTTCGGTATGTCTGCAACCGCATCCAATGAAACTTCCACGATGATCACCGATAGCGTTATTGGTTTGGTGCTGGCAGGAGTTTCGATTTATACCAGCATCAAAGGAAGAAAGAAACTCTTGTCAACACCTCCGCCAAAAGGATAATGAAAAATGGCAAGAACTACATATTCAGCCGTAGCGTTGATCATTGAGGTTGACGCAAACATCAGCACGGATCTCGCACCGTTTATCGAAGTGGCAAACGCTCTGGTGACAGACGTATGCAATACAACAGATTATACTGCAGCAAAGCTGGAGTTGATAGAACGATGGTTGAGTGCTCACTTTTATGCGATGCGGGATCCTCTGGCTGAAAACGAGAAGGCAGGAGAAGTCGGTCAGAAGTTTTTCGGAAAGGTTGATTTGGGCTTGCAGCATACTCGGTACGGTCAGATGGTTTTGATTTTGGACACTGACGGAGATTTGGCTGCGTTGAATAACAGAGCAACGAAAGGCAGAGCCAAGGTCACTCTTTCTGCCAGTTGGCTGGGAACGGAAGATTGGGACGAAAACAATAACACATGAGCATCATCACTAAAATGTTGAAGCAGGACGCTGTCTATTGGGGAGCAGCGGTCAATGACGGAGACGGCGGTCAAACCTTCCCCACGGGAGTTGCTATCACTTGTCGATGGACGAATGTGGATGGTGATGTTCCTGATTCTCGGGATCTCTCTGAGATGTCTTCGCATAAGATCTATGTCAGTCAGGACGTTGCCATTGGTGGTTATCTGTACTTGGGAGATATTGCTGACGTGGATGACGGGGCTGATAGTCCTCTCACTACGGCGGGAGCGATTATGATCAAAGGTTTCCGCAAGATGCCCAACTTCAAGGCCACCGAATTTCTACGGGGGGTCAGTGTGTGATGGCAAAAACAACAGTCAAAATCAAAGGACTCAACGAGGTTCGAGCGAACCTGCGAAAAGTCACTATGCATATACACGGCAACGCTCGTGCCGCGATGGTAGAGACCGTGGCAACAATTCAACGTGAGTCGATGAGAAGAACTCCCGTGGATACGGGAAATTTGATGGGCGGTCATCGCACGAAAGTCGGTGGGCACGGGAAGAAGGTTTGGGGCATCATCTACGTGTTGGCCAATTATGCGTTGTTTGTTCATGAGGCTCCTCCGAGCACTGTCTTCAAATCCAAATGGCCTCGTGGCCGCAAGTATTTAGAGCGCGCCATCACTGACAATTTGACGATGATCAAAGCAAACATTTTGAAGTGGGTGAAAGTATAATGGTAAGCAATTGGAATGATACAACTTGGCCTGTGGACTACGCTGCTCCAGTGGAAGCGGATAAGCTGGTATGGTATCCTGTATGCCGTATCGTCCGAGCGTATCTCATCGAACAGACGGTTGGAGTTGCTTATGATTCAGGCACTGACTGGTCGATCTGTACGGCGGAGCAATTGGATCTTCCTGAAAATCTGATAACCATTTATGATGAGGCCAGCAACATTCGTTCTCGTTCGTTGGCCAGCGGGAATCAAAATGATCCCGTGATTTCGATCCACGTGCGATCTATTTTACAAGACGTGGGCGTGTACAAAGCAAAACGCATCCAACACGTTCTCGATAAGATAAGCGGATGGTCATGGGCGGGAGTCGGTGACGGTACGTTTGATCAAGCAATAGTAGTGAATTCATCGGAGCGTCAACGGGGAGTGTTTCCCTTGGGTCGTGATGAAAACAATTTATGGGCATTCAATATGGAATACTCATTGGTGATTAGAAATATAACATAAGAAGGAGTCACAAATGAAAGCTGACACACTGAAAGACGGAAAAGGAACCACGATCACTTTTGCGGATCACGCGAATTTATTTTTGCGGATTGATCCCACAAGTATCACACCTCCAGGCATGGAAGGCGGTGATCCAATTGACACGACATCGCTGTCCAACACTTCGTATCGGACGAAGTACCCGCAGTCATTGATGGAAATGACCAATGGTAGTTTCACGGCTGCCTACGATCCTGATGCGATGGAAGATGCGTATGCCGCTATCAATGACAACAACCTTATCACTTTCACCTTCCCTGACGGGATGGCGGTTGCGGTTTGGGGTTATCTCAAAACCTTCACGCCTGGCGAAGTGGTAGTGGGTGAACAACCTACGGCGGAGTGTGAGATTGTTATCACACTTGAGAATGCATCGAGCGTTGAAACAGCCCCAGATTGGGAAGCTGGCTCGGCGTAATTTATTTTTGATAATTGAAAAGAGAAGGAGACCATCATGAGAGAGTTTTCAAGTGCAGCAAAAACAGAAGAGATCCGAGTTGACGATCAGTTGTACGTGATCCATGAATTGACTCAGGCTTCTCGTGACATATATCTCAAAGAACTTTCTTCCACTTTGAAAGTGCGTATGATAAGCACGGGTGAGAAGGACGCTCAAGGGAAAGATGTGATGCGAAGAGAAGTTGACATGTTGGATTTGACGGGCAGTCAGGTTACGCTTTTGGCAGCGACAATGAAAATTGTTGATGACGAAGGAGAGCAAAAAAAGATTGAGAAGTCAACTCTCAAGAATTGGCCAGCAGGAATGGTTGAGAAAATCGCAGCTGTGTCCTCGAAGCTGAATGGATTGGAAGTGGCTGAGGCTCTTCTGGAAGCAGACGCTGAAAAAAACTGAATGAGGGGGGAGGTTTGTTGTGGTGTAAAATTGCCCAAGCAACGGGCATGTCGATAGAAGCAGCGCAGCAAACGCTCTCCCTTTCAGAAGTCCGTTTGTGGGAAGCGTTTTTCAAAACGGAGTATCAGCGGTTGGAACGGTCTGATTGGTACATGGCTCAGATAGCTATGAAGATTCATCAGACCATAGCAGAGAAAGGTCGAAGGTTCAAGGTGAAAGATTTCTTGCTGACATTTTATAATCCTGATGCGTCTTTTGCGGGTGAGAAAGAGGATCAAGGCAAGATGATGCATTGGGTTCGGTCTTTGATCGCTGCTGGAAAGAAGAAAACAAAATGATTCCCAAATCACTTGGCAATATGTCGGCAATGATCTCGCTCGATACAGCTGGTGTCGATACGGGGGCAGCTCTCACTATGCGGAAGTTGCAAACCATGCAATCAACGCTTCGCAGCAAAGGTCTTTTGACTCTGGGTATCGGTCTGGCCTTTGCTGCACCGTTGGCGATTGCGTCCAAATCATTTGCTTCTTTCGAGCAGCAGATGGCCAACGTCTCCACTATGGTTGACGATACGGAAAAGCATATGGGGAGGCTGACGCAGGGTGTAACGGCGATGTCAATGGAGTTCGGTCAGGGAACCGAAACTATATCAAAAGGTTTGTATGATATTCTGTCGGCCACTATTCCAGCGGAGAAGGCGTTGGGCGTTCTTTCTGTATCTGCTCGAGCAGCGATTGCAGGCGTGACCGATACAGGCGTTGCGGCTGATGCGATTACTACATTGTTGAGTTCCTACGGCCTCGGAGCTGAACATGCGGCCAGCATGTCGGATCTTCTCTTTGGGATCGTCAAACGAGGCAAGACCACTTTCGCAGAATTGGCTCCCACCATAGGGTTGGTTGCGTCATCAGCAGCATCAGCAGGGGTTTCCGTAGAGGAGTTGGGTGCCTCGATTGCTACGTTGACCCGTAACGGTGTGCGCACGGCCAATGCGGTAACGGCCACCAATGCTATTATTATGGGGTTTATGAAACCAACGAAGCAAGCAGCAGCATACGCCAAAGACAAACTCGGATTTTCTCTGGGCGTGGCAACGCTCAAGGCGGAAGGATTGGAGAAGGTTTTCAAGCGGATAGCGCATTTGCCTCCTGACGCTATTGCGAAGCTGTTTCCAAACATTCGAGCGTTGCGGGGTCTCCTTCCTGCGTTGAAGAGCATGAAGGGTTTCTCGAAGGATATTGGATTGCTCACGGCACGAGCGGGGATGACGGATGCTGCTTACAAGAAGATGTCCAAAACTCTTTCCTTCGCTATGGCTCGTGTCAAGCAGTCGATGATGGCGGTGCTGGTGACGGTGGGATCGGCGTTGGCTCCTGCGTTGATGTCGATAGGAAGAGCGTTGGCGGTAGCAGCGAAGCACGTGCGGGGATTCGTAGAAAGAAACAAAACGCTCATCAAAGTTCTGGCGGTGGTTGCCGTGAGTCTCATTTCTATCGGAACGGCGATGTTGCTGGCTTCGGGAGTTCTGATGCTGGTGACGAAGGCGGTGGGAGGTTTGGTATTCATCGGGAAGGCGTTGTTTGGGGTTTTGACTTTGATCACGGCTCATCCGATTATTGCTTTTGTTCTTTTGCTCGGTGCTGCTTTCGTATACATCGCAGGAACAGGCGACACGTTCATGGAGAAACTCAAAAGCATCGGAAACGTCATCATGACTTTTTTGACTCCTGCGATCTCTTGGTTGAAAACGGCGTTCACGGTAGCGTGGGCAGCGATTCAAACGGCGTTCAAAGCAGCAGTTGCTTTTCTCATTCCCGTCTTTGAAGCCATCCGCACGAAGATCCGAGAGATTGTTGTGGCGGTGGTTTCGTTTTTGACTCCCGTATTTATCACGTTGGGTGAAGTCTTTTCGCAGGTGGCGGATACGTTGATTGCTTATTGGCAGATGATAGGTGATATCATCGGGATCGTTGTGGCGGCAGTCAGCGAGGTAGTCACTGCCATGGTGGACACCTTAGTGGAAGCCTTCACAACGTACCTGATGCCTGTGCTTGTTAAGGTGGGAGAGTTCTTCACGTGGCTCGGAGGCTTGATTCAGACGGCCTTCGGGGCTGCGGTAGAATGGGTCAAAGGAGCGTTGATGGATTTGGAGTTTGCCTTTTTGAATTGGAGGCTGGTCAGTGCGTGGATCCTCAACGGGTTCGTGTTGTTTGCGGTTTCGAGTTTTTGGAAAATCATTCATCAGATCAAAAACATTCCCACGTATTTGAAATGGGTTGCGGACAACTGGAGAGATATTTTTCAGACGATGTGGAACGCCATCAAAACCTTCTCCATGAACGTGGGAAAGAATTTGGCTGGCTTGTGGAAAGCCATTTGGGGTTTCATGAAGGGAGAAGGTTGGAATTTCAAATGGACGGGATTGATGGATGGTTTTGAAAACACAATCAAAGAGTTTCCGAAGATCGCCGAACGAGTCATTGGGCCAGTTGAGCAGAGTCTTGTGGATAAGCAGAAAAAGATCAACGCAGAGTTGATTGCCGCTCGGGCAGCGTATGACAAATTGAAGGCGGAGAAGGACGCTGGGCGGGGTGTTCCCGAAGATACTGGCCCAGAAGCAGAAGAAACACCGAAGGTTCCCGAAGCAATCAAGCTGGATACTTCGGACGCATCCCCAGACATCGCTGCGGCGGTGGCGGAAGGAGTTCAAGCGAAATCCTCGTTGGCTGGAATGGTCGAGAAAGGATCCGCCGCAGCCTTTGCCGCAGTGGTCAAGAGCGACAGTGTCGCCAAGACCACCGCACGCAATACTTCTACAATGGTGAAGTATCAAAAGAAAGCTGTTCAGTTGTTACAAGAAGCAACTACAAAACCAAAGGTCGTTGATCTTGGTTTATCATAGGAAAAGCATATGGCATTTACACTGAAATATATTGATGTGAAAATGGGCAAGAGCAGCCCGCATGGTCAAGATCGCACGTACAAATTAGAGTATCAAGTGACCTCCGATGCAGCGACAACTTTAGGCGCGGCTGCGGATTATCTGGTGAGCAATCTTCCGTCCACGCTGACTTCCTACGGCGATGCAAATGCGAAGCTGGAAGATTTCTCCTGTAACGCTTTAGAAGAAGGATCCGTGTTGTTGAAGTTCGGCGGCACCGCCAACTATGAAAAGAAAAGATCCTCTCAATCAAATGAAGATGAAAATTCTTCAGATGAAGTCCAGATCCGTTTCGGGCAAAACTCATATGAGAAAGTCAAATACTCTTCTTTTGACGCAAACAAAAAGAAAGTCGCTGTTTTGAATTCTGCTGGTGCTCGGTTTGGAGAACCTTTGTTGCAGGTTGAAAAACGATTACAAATCACGGTGTCCAAAACCTACAACAAGTCCGTTATCAATCCAGCGAGTTTTCAACGGTATTTCGATTCAGTCAATCTCAATGCAATCCGCATCGCAGACATTCCCATTATCCAAAGGGGTGGGCATATGAAATCCATTTCACCAGTAGCACAACGAATCACTGGCGATGACTATGACTGGCGAATCACTTATGAGATTGAAGTCAGAGGAAACGGCGAGACGTATGACCGAGAGGTTCTGGATCAGGGTTTCTACTTTTTGGAAGAAGTCAACGGATATGAAAACGCCGCAGCGATCAAAGCCAATCCCAATGGGTTTGTTTTGAGACTCAAAAAGGATGGAGGTTCAACTGGTGTTTCTTATTATCGAAAAGTACATGCCAAGGTCTTGAATGAGGATGGCGAAGAAGAAACCTCGAAGGAACCCGTGTTGTTGGATGGTAAGGGCGGGTTGTTGTTCGACACAACGCCAGGAAATGAAAAGTACATCGTGTATAGGTCTCATCCCGAAAAGAATTGGAGCGTGTTGGATCTTCCCAAAACCGTAGCGGAGGGATTGTGATGCCTAAGAATGAAGGCGTATTGATTCGCAAAGACAATGCCGCAGCTCTTGGCGAAGTTGCCCGCGAGTTTGGCGGCATCCCCAAGTCCGAAGTTGGCGAACGAGTTGAACGGGGAAACGCTCCGAGGAAACCAGATCACAATCTCATCAGCGTGTATAATAATTCGGCAGTGGTGTTGGTGCCTTCTAACATTGTTCAAATTTACAAAACAGGAAGCGTTCAAGATCGTTCGCCTATCATGACGAGGGAGTTGGGTAATGTGGCTTGGCACGCTTCTACTCCTAATGGAGTGAATGAGGGAACCTATGCGGTGATGCTTACTCAAGCAACTATCGAAGGGATTGGAAAGGCTTTGGTTGCGGGCGTTGTGAAAGTTCGGTTAGATGATACGAATGAAGGGCTGTTCGCCAATCCTCAATACAATAATCTTACCAGCATGGCTACTGAGCCCGTTGGAATGTTCAAAGTATTGTATGTGGATACGGCGGGAGATTCTGATACATGGGGTTTCATTCAATTGGCAGTTCCTATGGATGAAGAATTTGACGCTGAAATCACGGGCAATACTTCTTTGGGGGGTAACCAATGGACATATTCATTCAAGCAGATAGAGAAGTTGACCGCTGATTATGGAAATTGGACAGATGTTTCTGGAGGTTGGATCGGCGCAGCAGCTCTCAATCGAATAGAGGATATCAACGCAGCCACAGGCGTGCAGGGTAATGGAGTTGATGCGGCCAATCTGGATCCAGCTGGTACGGGTTCGGATACGTTCTTCATAAAAGAATGTCCAACGGGCACACCAGTAAGGATGAAGCGGATCCGTTTTGCTGACGGCACTTCTGAGTTTTGGTTCTCTTATAGTAATGGGGTTGATGGAGGGTGTAGCTGATGACTGGTAATAATCTCAGAGCTGGATGTTGTTGTAACGATACGATGTACGTGATCCACGATCCAGATGTTGGTGATGGCTCCACGCAAAAGTTTGAGATTGATGGCGGAGGTTCAGCCATTCCTCAATGGGGTTATAACACAGGTGATAATGGTAGAAGGATACGGGTTGGGAATGATGGCCATGTCTATGTTGTGGGTGGTTATGGTGACCCAGCAGGAGCAATCGTTTGGAAGTTGACTTTGGAAGGGGCGTTGGTTTGGTCGGATGGTCTTTCAGTCGGGTGTCTTTTTGGTTATGGTGTTTGGGTTGATGCGAATGATAATGTTTATGTTATTGGTTCTCGACCAAACACGGCGGGATATAATGTTTATGATAATGTCGGGAAGTATAACTCGGCTGGAGTTTTGCAATGGGGATTCAATACAAAACCTTATGCTAACAGAGTGGATGTTTATGATATTGCAGTAGACTCCAATGGGAATGTTTATTTGACCTTCCCCAAAACAAAATACCCAACAGCGGGGGGTTCCGATTATGATTGGATGAAACTGGACTCAGATGGAAACTTGATTGATGGCGGTGTGTTGGGTGCGGGTTCCAGTTACTCCACCAGAGCAATAACAGTTGACTCCAACGACAATGTTTATGCAACCGTGTACGATAAGATTCAAAAGTTGGGGGGTTGGTCTTACACGGCACAAGACTATTTATTGGATATAACGACCGATGATGATGGAAATGTTTATGCTTGCGGAGGCCAAGCGGGAATGATGAAAGACCAACTTTACAAACTCACTTCCGCTGGCGCGTTGGTTTGGAGTGAGGTTGTCAAGAGTCATCATTATAATGTCCTTGAAGGCCTTTCAATTCAAAATTCCAAAGGGCTTGTTTATGTCGCAGCCAAACAAGGAGTATGGAATGCTGGAGGGGGAGTTTGGAGAGTGAACTCAGCGGATGGAAGTACATATGACCATCCTCTTTCTGCGAGCATAGAAGATTACTTGCGAGTTGCGGTGGGCCCGACATCATGGTGAGACATTATCATATAGAAGATAGGCATGCGATTTGTTTGAGTTGTGATCACTCAAGCGAGAATGCGAGATATTGTGACTTGTGGAAAGAGGGTTGTTTTGAAAAAGAACGCACGAAGTTTGAAACAAAATGCCCGTTGGGCAAATGGAAAGAAGTGGATGCGAGTTCGGAGTGTAAGTTTCGATCCTGTAGAGGGTGTCACGGACAACCTGAATGCGGTAGTGGTGTAGGTGGCGATTGTGATTTTGGAATAGGCTCTTTTTATAGATGCGAAGTATGGCGAGATGCTTATGGAGTTGAAAAACTGAATGCTGATAACTGATTATACATTAGAATGGACTGCTTTGAATGAGGCTACAATTACGTGGGCAGGCGGAGCTACCGATGTGTACTGGACTATTTATGTCAATGGGAAAGTGCTGGATCAGTTTGAAGATTCAGGTTCAATCTCAAAAACAATTTCGCTTCGGGAAGATGATAATCATACAATCGCCATTGTAAAATCTTCAACGATCCCGCTAGAGGCTATGCCGTCACCCGAAGCAGCAGTGCTTCTCCGCCCAACGGTGCGATGGGTACGGGTTCCTGCGGCTTCTTCCTATGTATTGTATTTTGTTGATGCAAATGATAGCAACTATGAATACATCTTGGACACGATATTTGCTGACGAGGATTCGCCAGACGTATATGAATGGCGGTTCCCGAGTGACTTGGAATTTGCAGGAGAAGATGTGGTGCGTGTGAAGGTTGTTGCTGAAGGTAGTTTCGGAACCGCAGCAGCTCCTTCGATTGTTTCAGGATTTGTGGGTGGGCATCCCGCTCACGCTTACAGCATTACTTCGGGAGACGGCAGCGTGTTGACCATTGATCGGGAAAGGTGATTGTTATGGCTGGTATTGAACGAGAAGAATTTGTTGAACAGAACGGCAAGTGCCAATTGAAATTTCAAAAATTGGAGAGTGAAATGAACACACTGAAAGAAGCAACAGCACATACGAGCGGACAAGTCGATCAGATTCATGGGATAGTTTGCGGTGATGGGAATGGGAAGCCAGGGATTCGTGAGCAGTTCCGAAATCAAGAACGCGCACGGGAACGGACAGAAGATCGTCTTCAACTCGTTGAAGAACACATAGCAAATTACAGTTGGAAATTATGGCAGAAGTTCGCAGCGGTCTTGGTGGTAGGCTGCGCGGTGGCTAGTGTGATTATCCAATTGGTGAGAATTTTATAAAATGATACCGAATGAACTACAATTGTATTATTCTTCCTCTGAGGTGGCCTCGGATGGTGGATCTTTGCCCCAAAAGACGGTGACAGATGATGCCGCCAATCGGTATACTATTGATTGGTCAGACGCCAGCGGTATTGATTGGAGTTATGCGGTTGGATGGTTCGATAATGATACAACCACGGTGGCTCTCCGAGGCGTGCTGTTTTCGGTGTGGAGTGCTACGGGATCCGCTATCACGTTGGCAACGCAACTTCCCACCGAACCGCAAACGGGAGACACCTTCAGATTGGCTCAGGGTCTCAGCTTCCAATCATCAATGAAGATACCTATCAATGCAGTGAACGCTTCCGCTCCTGAATTGGCTACGGTAGAGTTGGTTTTCCTTTCGGGCGTTACAATAAAGCAATGCCGATCCGATGCGGATCTGTACGTGCGCTACGATGCTGATGATGAAACAATCACGATCTCATTGGATAATGAGACTTGGAATTGTTCTTCAGCGTTGGATGTCTCTTCGGCAGTCACAGATGGATACGTTCAAACAACTACAGGAGAATGGTTGAGCATTGACGTAGATGACACGGCACTGCCCGCCACTTCAACAACTCAGCGGATCCTTGTTTCAGAAATTCATAATGCGATCTTGCCTGTGGTGTGGGTTGAAAGTGAAAGTTTCGATCTGGTGCTTCATCATTTTGCCGTGATGGAAAATGAAAGCAGCGGAACCGAGGACATCACAGCCTTCGCAAACGAGATCGCATCCACTACGCTTGCCGCTCAATATAATGATGGTGATGAATATATTGATCTCACGGACGGTGAAGGATTTCCTGGCAGAGACTTTTGGCTTCATCTGGATGAGTCCATAGATGACATTCGATACGTGACTCAGCGAGCAGGGAACAGATGCTATTTGGCGGATACGAGTGATTGGATGATTGTTCCTTTCAATCAGGGCACAACAGAACCTCCCACAGGACAAAGAGTGGAAGATTTAACAACACAAACAGCGGGGATGCTTAGAGCCGTTTATGTTACAAGTGGTTCATGGGCGTTGAATGATGCAGCGGGTTTCTTGTGGGTCTCTGACTATGAAGGTGCTTCTCCTTGGAACACGGGGGAGTTCGTTGAGGAGTCACCGCAGCCTGGAGATGTATACTGCGAGACTGATGGGACTCCTTATTTTGGCATCAGAGAAAAGGCACGCCAACCCATCTGGTATTCGGGAGACACTGTTCAGAACTATCCTGATTTTGATTTGGCTTTGATCGCTCCTGAAAGTTCTTCGGAGTACACTTCCATTGAGCATCCGCAAGACACAATTCCAACTTCTTTTTCGCCGTGGTTTGAAGGAGCGGTATACTGGGAAAAAGAAATTGATGATTCATCTTTCTCCAGCGAACAGATTGCCTTGGTCTTTCGCAGGATCCTATTGGAAGGTATTCAAGGCAATCTACAAATAGAACAAAATCTCTTTTTCGATTGGGAGACATAAAATGAAATTTGATGAAAAAACAGCACAGATGATTTTAACGGCAGATGAGAGTTCTGATACAACTTGCTTCCCGTTATTTGTCACTGCTGCAACAGGGGGAGTAGCACCAAAGACTGGCTCAAACCTAACCTTCAATTCTGCTACTGGTGTCTTAGGTGCGGAAAGCCTTACTCTGGAGAATTCATCTGGAACTGATGCCAGTATCACTATGGATGGCACGGGTGCTTATACAGGAGTATTCAGGTGGGAATCCGATAACAACCGATTTGTTTTTCAAAACATTTTCAAATTGACTTCGGGAAAACAGATTCATTTCGGATTCACCACCAATAACATCAGCGGTTCAGCGGATGGTGTTCTGGATATCAATGCGACCAATCGAATACAAACAACGGGCGGGTTGATAAATACGCCTGATGCGATAACAGCAACAGATGCGGGGGTTGCAGCATCATTGACTACATTGAATACCGAAGTAACAACCAATGGTGATAGCGACCTTGATAATGTCACGCTGGCCAACGGTACTTCGGGGCAAATTAAGCATATTTATTGCGTAGTGGAGGGCAACGCAGCGGACACTTGGAAAATAACACCCGCTACAATGTGTGGTGGAACTCAGATTACTTTTTCGGGTGTCGGCGAAGGTTGCACGATGGTTTATGCTGATAATGAGGGCTGGGTTGTAGTAGCTAATAATGGTGGCACAATTTCATAAGGAAAGGAAATAAAAATGCCAGAGCTTAAATTTACGATCAAGAACGCATCGTGGGTAACGCGGATTCAAAATGCTTATAAGCAAGCATTCCCGAAGCCTGATGGTGTAACGGATGTCCAGTGGACAAAGCGAATGATTGCCCAACAGGTCAGGCAGTTTGTTCACCAACAAGAATGGGAAGCTGCTGAGAATGCGATCAGCGTGGATGTGCCCGATGATGTTATGTTATAGTATAGGAATGATTCATTGAGGAGACCAAAATGAACGAATTACAAATGATGGTGGTGGTGCCGAACGGACAGCAGGCTCAGTTACTTATGGCCTTGTGTAAGGCTGCATTGTCTTCGGGAGATTTGAACATGGCTGATCTTGCAGTCACGGTGTCTAAATCTATCCACGTGAACGATGACGTGATAGGATTGGTGTTCCCAGTTCCAACTCCCGAGGAGCCAGAGGATGTACCCGTAGACAACAGAGAACCGCCTGTGTTTGAGGAAGAAGGATAACAATATGGCAAATGAGATTCAATACCGACATACGACGACTGGAGCGGATACGATTTATGCTGTGGTACGAAAAGCAGTGACGAATCAGTATTGGGATACCACAGGTTCACCTGCTTTTGAGACACTTGTTCCAGCGAGTTGGACAGATTATGACATTGCTATGTCGGAGACTCCTGCTAGTGGCTACACTTACACAGGAGCTTTTCCAGCAGGCATAACAGCAGGTAGATACAATGTAGACATCTATCTTCGAGCAGGCGGTTCTCCAGCTATCACTGACACGCTTCTTGCTACGGGTGTTATGGATTGGGACGGAGCCGCTGAAATTCTTCCGTCCACAATAGATGCTACGGCAGATGCGATCTTAGTAGACACCAACGAGCTTCAAGCCCAATTTGATGATGTGGATTCGACTGGAACCGAAGTCATTACAGCTGCTAAGGCCATGGAAATTTGCTTAGCAATTCTTGGAGGCAACGCCACCTTCAACACCAACACTCGAGTCTGGACGATCTATGGCCGTGATGGTTCTACTTCCCTGTGGACGGTGACAGAATCCAATACTGTAAATGGAACCCGAACTGCTAGCACGAAAGTGTAGGTGAAACATGTGGCCTTCTTATCACTGGCCGTCATATCATTGGCCTGAAAGACATTGGCCATTAGTTCCTAATCACGTGGAACAGGTAGCCAGATCCCTGCGCACACGCAGACTCCTCGATGAGAGGTGGCACGTGGTGCTAGTTGATGCGACTGGCGTGCGAAGGGGATTGGGCTGGATGGACGTGCCTACCACCGCCGCAGGAACCATTACCGTGCCTGCGTGGATTCCTGACGGACTGTATGATGTAGAGATCGAAACCTATGGAATGGCATGGAGCGGTTTGATTCAGAAAAACATCGGATCTATTTTGATTGACAGTGGCGCTTCCGAACGAGCGGAGGAAGGATTGCCGCTGCTTAGCAATTTGAGATACGATTGGAATGAAGGTTACATTCGCTTGCGTTGGGATGGTGAGGTTGCTCCTGAGGATTCTGGATTGGTCTCCACTGGAATCTGGCTGGATAATGGAGTTCCGAATTTCGGGACGGATCCCACCTACACCATCCCACTTTTTTCCAATTTCACCACTCATCAATATATCCTGTTTGAAAATCAAACCTATACGCACGCAGGGGTCGCAGCCATTCGGGATTCGGATACAGGCGATGGGGCTTGGATCCTCCTGCCGACATTAGCAGAGGATGATGCTGGTGCGGTGACGGTAGTGAATCCGTCAACGGTGATCGTGGAAGGTTGATTATAATCCGATCACTTCCCCAGTTTCCAGCTCTTCGATGTTGGTGACCATAATGAATTGAACGCCCATTTCTTTTGACAAGGCTTCCATCATCTCCTTCACCTTTCCTCGGTAGTGAGCGGAAGGAGATTTGAAAGGTTCATCCATCACCAGCACTCTTCGGCACAAAGGACGTTTGAGCATCATACAGGTCAGACGAAGGGCAAGAGCAGCCACATCCACGCATCCACCTCCCGAGGCCGTCAGCGGATCCACTTGCTTTCCGTCACGCTCAAAAACCAGTTGAGCTTCGGTGCGTCCTCGCTTCCGTTCAAATAGGATCCTGAACTCATACGGTTCCTCAAACACCGAGGACAAACATCTGCTCACCACACCAGCGATTCGGGCGTGAACTTTCTGTTGGATGCTTTGAGATATGTTTTGAACTATTTCACGAGCCTCTTCCAGCGTTTCCTTTTCGTGGAGCACGTGATCTCGAGCGTCACGAGCGTCAGCCACGAGTTTTCGAGAGGCTTCATATTCAGCGGAGAGCTGAGTGACTTTATCATTCCACTGGGATAGCTGACTGGGGATCTCAGGCATGTAAGATCTCCTCCCATTCGTTCTCGAAAGTCTCCAAAGCGTCATTGAATTCTTTTTGGGCTTGTGCGGTTTCCTTTTCCATCTGGCGTAGTTTGGTCTTGGCTTCTTTCAAAGTCGCACATCCCGTAGTTTCTTTCAGTTGCTTGAGAAGGAGATCCAGCTGGCCTTTGGCTTGGTCTTTGTTTCGGGTGAGATCTTCTATTTGTTGCTTGAGTTCTTCGTATCTTTCGACTGCGGTTGTCATTTGGTTTTCTCCATCGCTTCGTATAGTTTTGCTTGTGTTTCTTTGCTGGGTTTCTTTTTGTCGATGTAACGCTGAACAGCTGCTCGGAAGTCCAGCGGATTTCTCACGAGTCCATCAAGAGCTTCCATGAACTCTGTCACGTCCAGTTCGGAAGTTTTAGGCTCCTCCACTCCTCGTTCCAGAACGTCTTTGGATGTATCGAGGAGATGTGTATGAATAGATCCGTTGTCCATTATCAATCCCACTTGCGGAGTGTAGTCAGCTTCGTCCGTTTTTCTTCGCATCAGGGTTCCGCAATTGAATACGGTTGTTGTCTTTTTGTCTTCTCGCAAAGTGTATTGAAATCCTTTATGATTATCACCGAAGATGACAACGTCAAATTGCTTCAACCATTTTCGTTTGTTGGTGAGTCGCTGTTCTTTCGGTGCGTTGGGATAGCTGTGCCCTTGAATCCAGCAATACTCGTGAACGAGCGCAATGTTGATTTTCTCGGAGCGCATGTTTTTTATTTTTTGTACTGGAACGCCCCACGGAAATCCGTACACATCCATCTTTGCATAACAGGTTCTTTGAAGTGGCATTAAGTCTCTGATGGTTTGTGCTAAGAACAAAGATGCGTATGCACTTTTGTAAATGGAAGTGTAGTTGTGCTGAGGAAGATCATGTTGGCCTGGCACCGCCACCACTCTGGGCAGATGGGCCATTGCCCAATTGATAAGTTCTGGCGGCGAGTTCCACCGATCCAATACATCACCAGCACAGATGATAGGTGCCTCGTGTTTGCGGGCGAGTTCACGAAGTTCATCCAGCGGTCGTTGCATCGCTTTCAACCAGTTGGGTTCTTTCGCACGGCATCGAGGAGGGTTGAGTTGTAGATGAATATCTGCGCAGGCAATTGCTATCACTTTCCGCATAGTGGACACCTTTTGAATTTGGTTTTCATTTTCTCTTTTTCTTCTTTTAGCAGATCCGTGTTCAGATCATAATCGGTTCGCACACGTTGAGTACGGGCGATTATGATCTGAAGATCCTTCTTTTGTTTTTCTCGTCTGTTCCAGCGGGAGAACCGAACGGTGAGAGCTTTGACGGGCGGGATCTTCACCGCTGCTTTCTTCTCCGCTTCTTCCACGGATCCGATGAGATCCCGAAGAGCGGAAACCTTCCGCTCCAATCCAGCAGCTTTCCGTCCTGCCGTAACGCAGATGCCCGCTCCTCGCACCACTTTTGCCGCTGTTTTGTACCTCTCGGTGATAGCTTCTACCTCTGACACCTGTTTTTGGCTTAGATCAAGGATTTGGCGGTGTTTCTGGTGTATAGCGGAGAGCTTGCGGACATTGTCCAGATCCTTCTTCAATCTGGGGATGTGGCGAAGGTTCTTGCGATTACTTCGGGCGGCAATCAACGCCTCCTCTCGATCATCAACCAACACCTGCGTCTTGCGGATCTCGGAAGCCAGATTGCTCATCGTAGAATCCATCAGCTCCAAGTCCACGATCTTGTTCAGACTTCGGCTGACTTCTCCCGCCGATAAGCTGAACCAAAAAGGAGAATCAAATTGGCCTTGGAAATTCAGATCACTTATTGATAAGAAGTTGGCGATGGGTTGGGGTACATCTCTGCCGAAGGCTTTGTACAGCTGGTCTCCCATTCGGTAGGTGTTGGTGTTCCCTTCCCACCGCCTTTCAATTTCCACACCATCCACGGTCAGCGTGACGGATACTTTTTTGCTGTTCCAGTTCAGGAACTCGTTTCCAGCAGGTCGATTCAGGCACACCCATTCAATCGCACGGCGGATAGCGGATTTGCCCGCATCGCTTTTGCCTACGATGGTGGTGATGTTTTCGGTGAAATCCAAATACAATCGTTTGTGTGCTTGGAATCCTTCGATGTCTATGATTTCAATCATGAAAAAAGACTTTCTTGGAACATCGGTTTCACCACGAGAAATTTTGGTGAGTGGTGGTTCTTCGGTTTGTACTTCGGGTTGGGTGTATATGAATGATTGGTTCCCAATCGTTTGATTGCTTTTTGTGCGTACACAGCTTTGGTATATTTGGCAATGATCTCATAGGGGATCCCGTTCACGATTACTTTTTCAACTTTCTTCTTCTTGGTCATTACTTCCTCCTGATAATTCCCTGATCACTCTGGCCACGTCTTTCGGTGTTACCATTAGAAAAAAGTCTGTTAGTTGTATTTGTAGGATCCGTCCGTGGATGGCTTTTGTTTTTATAATGAGAGAGGGTTCGTTCATTCTCATTTTATTGTTCAATCCTTGAGCCATTCTAAAAGGAAGGAGGATGGTGCTTTCTCTTTGATCCCTTTGGTGAATGACCATCCAGCTTATGGCAAGTGCTTCATCTCGGGATCGTATGGCTTGTTTCATAAAAGAGACCAATTCGGGTTCTTTCATTCGTTCTTTTTTGTCCACGATGTTACTGGCGAGTGCGGCTGGATAACCTCGCTTGAGTTCGATGGCAAAGAGATCTATCAGCGGTTGTCCAATCGGATCCGTGGCTTGAACATCTCCGTGATTTCCAAAGGTGCGTTTGTTCTTTTTACTGCGCACGGTGGCTCTGGCTCCGCTTCCCGCCGTTCTCCAAAACACGTCATCCCTTTGACCGTGTGTCCACCACAAACTTAGTTCCTTGCAAATTTTTCTCTCATATGGGGTTCCTTTGTTCGCCATGCTAGCATACTCCTGTGTACGGGCCAATTTTCAATAGTGTAACCATTCCGAGGTTGCGCACGCCTTCCCGCCATTGTCTTTCGTTGGGAAGGGATTTGTGCGGATTGGGCTCAGGCGTTTCATGCCAAGGGAGCGTGACCAATTTCAAATTGCGTTTGTGAATTGCTTTGCTTCCTCGGGAGTTGATGGCGATGGCTTTTTTGCTTTCGGGTTTCAATTTGTTTCGTAGAAATTGAATGGCTGTTTTTTCTCCAATCCCTTGAACGCCTCGGACGTTGTCGCTGATACATCCAGCGTATGCTTTGACGTCAGCCCATCGAGAAGGAAGGATCTTGTAGTCATTTACGAAAGAATGATATGTGGTTTCCTTTCGGGTTCGAGGATCGTACATAGAAACCTTCTCGGTCAGGCACTGAAACATATCGTGATCAGCAGTTACAATCACGCAAGAATCTTTTGGGTGTTTCTCGGAAATCTCCAACGCAGCCTTCGCAATCCAATCATCACTTTCGATCCGAGGACTCATCAACACATTCCCATATCCCATCGAAGGCAGAATGTGTACCCGAAGATCTCGTGTGCTCTTTCTGAATCGGCGTGCTTCCTTCTTCGCCACACCCAACTCTTCTTCTGAAAGGTTCTTCGGAGTTTCTTGGCGTTGGGCTTTGTACGGCGTGTAATGATCTCTTCGGATACTCACGCCCATGTCCCAGCAGAACACGGGGTACAAAGCGTCAAATTGTTTTTGGATTGAGAGAACCTCGCTCAAAAAACCATACGCAATTTCGGTAGGTTGTCCGTTGTGCGAAAGTTCATCCATAGTATATCGTGCCCTGTGACAAAGATAATTACAATCAATCAACAACCAAGTATCACCCATGACAAATTTCCTTTCATCCTTGATTGGTTATGTGTAACGTGGTTTCCTTTTCACTTCGCATTTCTCTTCGATCTCGTCCCAGACTTCCTGAACAATCATCCGCAGATCTTTTTCCAGCTCGTTCTTTTCGATGTACTGAATGAATCTTTCTACGGTTCCCGTGAAGTCAAATTCCTTGGGTTGGAAAAATGCTCCGCTTCTCCAATGACCTTCTGCGATGAGATAGTTCACGCAGCCTCCTACGTCATCGAAGCCAAATGAATAATAGATCGGTATGGTCACCTTGCGGTCTTTTCCTTTGATTCTGTTTTTCTTTGTTTGGATAATAGAATCCACGCCAATGATTCGGGGTTTTCCTTTGACGTGTCGTTTGAGTTTCTTTCCGCAGGAACTCCAGATGGCCAACGTGGCATAGAAAGTGAGAGCGTGTCCACCAGAGCGGGTCTTTTTAGCGAATCCAAAATCAAAGTTGTCTCGGGTTTGACTGATAACGATGAGAATGGATCCTGACTTTCGGATCCTACTGAGCAACCTGCGGATCCCAGCGGAGTTCTTTTTTGCTTTCCCGTCTCCGAAAGAACCTGTGGTGGTCTTTCCTTTGCGGTGAGCTTCTTTTTGATCCTCGAATTTGTCTTGTTCAGCATCGCTGCTCAGGGAGTCCATTGAGTCGAGAATGTATATGAAGGGTTGTCCAGCTTTGATCGCATCGTCAATGTTGTAGTAAAATTCCTCAATGGTCGTGCTGCATCCGTTGTTGAGGTCATAAGGATCCTTGCTAGTTTTTTTGTTCGGTGGTTCGATGCGTTCGGCAACTTTGGATCCAAAGAATTTCGAGATGTCCATCAGTGCCCCGTCCTCACTGTTGTCGTAGATGAATCGGTAGTCATCGAAGTTCTTATTGTTCGCAGCTTCAGCGAGGCACGTCAGAGAGAGGAAGGTTTTGCCGCTGCTGGAGTCTCCTACAAGGTGGTAGTATTTGCCCTTCATGAATCCTCGGTTGATATGGTCTGAGATAGCGAGGTTCAAAAGAGTCGATCCCGTGGATACAAAATCCTGAACGGAAGGTTTGCGTGCTTTCTTCTTTTTTTTTCTGAGCTGCTTTTTTAGTTGTTCTGTTTTTGCCATGTTCGTACCTGTCATGGGGTGGAGTCGAAACCGTTCCAACTCCACCCCACACTACTTTAACAAAAGGATCATCCATTAGCTTCTTCGTCACACTCGTTCCAAACATCGCACTTGTCGCACTCGTCCAGAGTCTCCAGATCTTTTCCGAAGGTTCCGCCGTGAGGGCATTTACCTTTTTTGCTTTTGCCCTTTTTGGATTTGTCCTTCGATGATTTCGCTGAACTCTTGGACGCTGAGGACTTTTTTGCTTTTTTGATCAGCGTGAGATCCTCTGGAGCAAAAGACAACTCATCGCCGTCATCGAACGTGATGGTGACATCGTCTCCGTCAACGTCTTTTACAACGCCTTCATAGTCATCACCTTCAATTTCGGCACTGACCCGATCTCCCTTTTCAATTTCAACATCGTCATCCCCAACTTCGGGTTCGGGTTCTCCTTCAGGTTCTTCATCTTCCTCGGGTTCGGGTTCTCCTTCGGGTTCTTCATCTTCCTCGGGTTCGGGATCTGGATCATCATCAGGCTCATTGTCTTCGTCAGGATCTCCCGCTGCCGCACGGTCTGCGTCATCCTCATCTTCATCAGGATCTTCGTTAAGATCCTCGTTCTGATGGAAGATGGCTTCCAGTTCGTCATAGGTTTTCTCAATGAGAAGATCGTCCAAGCACACAGTCTCATCGAGGATGTCAGCGTCAAAATCTTCCTTGCGAGGTTTGAAGTTGACACTGGAAACTTTGTAACTGGTTCTCCCGCCGAATTTGTTTTCAGCGATAACGAGCTTCAGCACCAGCCCACCTTCCAACTCGCAGAACTCGTCCAAGCTCTCGTCATCGTCTTGGTTGTTGATCTCATCGTTGAGTTTCTCTCCGAAGAAGAAGTTGCTGATGTCCCACAGCATTACTTTTTCGGGTTCCTTCATATCCACCACGTGGAACAACTGACGATAGGAAGGCTTCAATGATTTGACCATCTCGTCCTGCGGATCTTTTTGCTTCTTCATCCAATCGCAAATCGGGCAGGGTTTCTTGAAGGTTCGGTTCAAGCAGCAGTAACTGTCTTGGTTGGCTCCTATGTTACGGTGGATCCAATAGGATCTCTCATAGTGGAGCGTGCCTTCATCGGCGTTGGGGTTTCCTTCTCCCGTCCAATACGGGATAATGCTGACACGTTTGACTCCCATCTTGTCGAGTTTGAAGAAGTCCATTTCATTGGCTGGCTTCTTCACGGAGGTTCGTTCAAAACCTCCTGACTGTTGATTGGCTGCCGCTTTCTTGGCGTTCTTCGCAGCCATTCCTTTTTTATACTTTTTGTTTTTCTTCTTCGACATCGGGTGCTCCTTTTCTATTGAGTGTTTGATGTTTGCCGTTATAATAGGCTGCTGTGATCACTTTGATCGTTGTGTATAAAATCGTGCATGGGATAATCAATATGAGAATGATTACCCGCTTGATTGTTTCTGTTAAAAATTTCATGATTGGTTTTTCAATTTGTCGGCGGATTTCTGACTGATGCGGTTCGTGGGCTTGGCGAAGTATCCTTGTCCGTGAAGTGCGATCAATCCTTCCAACGCTCTCTTCCGATGCTCGAGGGCATTCATGAAAGCCTGAAGCACGTCAATGTCGTGGAGTGCTTGGAGTTCCAGATCTCGATATTGTTCCACATTGTCATCCATCGCAACCGCTTCGGCAACTGCTCCCACGGTTGGTTTTTCTTTCAGGCCATGCTCTTCAGGATCCTTTCGGATCTTCTTGGCGGTTTCGGCCTGACAGACTTCCAACTCACTTTTGAATCGGCGTGCTTTGTCTTTCGCTTCCGCCAGTTCCAACGCTCGGGTGATAACGAGTCTGGGTTGTTCCAAGCAATGCTTTTCAAGCAATAACAAATCCAGATCGAATATGTCAATGTCCAAGTCTTTCTTTTTTGCTTTTTTCTTTTTCACTGTCTTCATTTTCTTTCTCCTTCTACCTTATTATAGATCACAAATCATTTTTCAATCCATTTTATCATGAACAACTTCCCAACACGATGCCGTGAGCCCAGCTTTCTTGCTGTCATAGAAGTTCTGTTGAAAAGCGTAGATGATCCGCCATGCTTTTTCGGCTAGTTTTCCTCCTCCGAGCAGCACAGAGTTTGCATATCCCAAAACCAACCATCGAACGCTCTCAGGATCGTCATCCAGTTCCTTGAGAATGCCCGAGATTTTCTGCCAGCTGGGATTTGGAGAAATCAAAGCACGAGCCAGTTCAATCGCTTGTGCTTTCATGTCGATATTCTGAATGGCGTTGAGCATTTCTTCGTCATCTTCAATTCCCATTATAGCATTCAAGCTCACCAAAGCAGAACGGGCGGAACCTTCGGACACCTCCACCAACCGATCCGCACACTCTTCAGTAATGATGATTTGTTCTTTTCGGCAGACGTAGTTGATCAGGCGTTTCATATCCGTATTCTTCAACAGCTTCACTACGATCTTCGTTGAGCGGGTGTGTATTGTTTTCTTGAGCTTCTGGGGATCGGTAGTGCTCAAAAAGAAATAGGCATGAGATGGCGTGTCCTCTAACATTTTCAAAAAGGCATCCTGAGCCTCTCCCGTCATGCGATGGCATTCGTCTATATGCCAGATGCGGCAGGATCCCGAGATGGGAGACAGACTCAGATGCTTTTGAATGAAACGCACCATATCAATCCCACGCAAAATACTGCAATTGATTTCTTTGAAATCCTGATCGCCGCAGTCCATTTCTTTTTTCAGGATCCTCGCCAGCGTAGTTTTGCCGCAACCACTTGGCCCAGAGAAGAGGAGCGTGTGAGGCACTCGCTTGTTCTTGATCATCTCGTTCAATACTTTGACGGGTTCGGGTTGTCCCCAAACTCTTTTGAGGTCAGTGGGTCGATGCTTTTTGTACAATTCAGTTTTCAATTTTGATCTCCTTTTTGTCATTCCAACTTTGGCCTTCATATGCAATCTCTGCGTCTATTCGTAGAGGCACCGAAATCCATTTCCATTTTCGTGCGAGATCTCGGGTCATTATTTTCTTTGCGGCAGCGAGATAATCCTGAACTTCATCGACAGGAACGTCAGCCACGATGCTATCATGGATCTGTCCTACAATCTTTGCTCCGCTTCGGTTTCTCTCGATCCATTTTTGTAACCTCGTCAGGCTCCAAAGCAAACAATGAAAAGCGGATCCCTGAATTGGGGCGTTGATCGCTTCGTTCCTTTTGAAAACTCCGTTCTCAATGAAGCCAGTCAGCGTCTGCCACCCGCCGTTCTTTTGATATTCACTCCACCACTTCTCTTTCCATTCCGCATATACTTTGAAACGACTGCCCCAGAAATTTGCTTCAACTTCTTGGATATGTTTTTCAAATGTTCGTGCCTTCGGTTTCTGCTTAGGATCGCAGGCACCCAATCGAGTGATGCCTTGTTCTTTGAGATGGTCGGTGACCAGCGTTCCGTTCTTCATGCTCAACTTCCCGCTCACGATATGATCCCAGAGATTGCGTGCGCAGTTGATATAGTAGTCTCCATAGAATTGCGGGAAGATGAATTTGTTTTTGCCTCCGTATCGTAACTGCTTGGTCACTTGATCGGTGTCCATCATATAGCATTCCGCTGCCATGTCTCGGTGCATGTCCAATGAAAGATCTTCTACATAGGCCGTCAACCGAGGATCGTGATGATAGCAACAGGAGATCCCCACTTCAATTCCGCTGTAGTCAAGTTCAACCAGAGCGTGGCCAACCCGAGGAATGAACGCTTGCCGAATCAGATCGGCAATCCATTCTAACCTGATTGGGATGTTTTGGAAATTAGGTCTTTCACTGCTTCCACGGAAGGTGGAAACGAGATGAAGAGAGAAGATTGGGTGAAGAAATCCGTCAACAGTTTCCTTTTGGATTCCGTAGAGGTAGGTGGAGAGTGCTTTTTGTAATTTGGAGATCTTGAGAAACCGTTTGACATAAGGGATTGACAAGCTGGAGAGACTTTCCTCATCAGTTCGAGGCCGTCCAGTAGGTGTTCGATTGACGCACGCGTGCCCCATGCGATTGAAGAGAACCTCTCCAAGTTGCTCACGGCTGTTGAAGTTGGCACTCCTCCCAAATGTAGTTTTCCAAACTTGAGTGACTTCATCTTCTTCAAGAGAGCGGTACAAGTTGGCGATGCGTCTTTTTGTTTTCCCAATAGCTCCTTCGAGATAATCCGTATCAATTCTGATTCCATTGGATTCGATCCTGCTGAGGGTTTGGAGTCCTTCGTGAAGTAGTTTGTACGCTTCGGGGGTGGTGGCTCTACTCATGACATTTTCCCGTTTGGAGTTTGGAGATCCGTTCCATTTGTATTTGCGCCAGTTTGTATTCTAGCAACGCATCCATTCCATTATACAAAAGCAGATCCGTCAAGTTGATCTGATTTATTTTGTTGAACTTGCTTTCGGCGGAGTCTTTGAGATAAGGTTGAATGTGATCGTCATAAGGAGGCTGTCCCAGTTGGACGTAGGATTGAAACTTGAGTCCAGTGACTCCCGCCTGATTGTTCAGTACATGAGCGGCAAGCATCGTGTCCCATTTCCAATTCTTGACTTCCACTCCGAGGATCTTCTGTGTCCACCGATCCTCGAACTTCAAGTTGGCTGCAATCTTTCCGCAATCACTTTGTAGAAGTTCTTGGGTTGCTTCAATCACTTCTCCCATCCACGGGAAGGCAATTGTTTTGGTTCCTCCCGTACAAACTGCGCATGAATATATTCTGGCTCCTTTGTATTCGGGCTTCAAGCAGTTCGTCTCATAATCAAAAGCAATATCATCCCCCAGTAGGATCCATTGACGAAGAAGGCGTGCAGCTTCTTCGGGATCGTGAATGATGCGTATTTCTTTTTGGAGGTCAGGGATCTTTTCCCACGGTTTGGAATGTCTCTTTTTGATAGCGGATCTCAAGTGCTTCCGAAACCAGAGTGCCAATCCTCGGTTGCGTTCTTCTTCGAGAAGCTGCCACGGGTGATAAGTAGGAACGATCCATGCGTTGGGATTTTGCGAAGGAACAATGAACCCAGCCCACTTGGTAGTTGGGCCAGGCGATTCCTTCCAAGTGTGTCCGATGAGACTTTGGATGGCGGTGTTTCCGAGAAGAACGACAACGGTGGGTTTCTTTTCTTCGATGACTTGGAACAGGTTGCCACGACAACATAGGATCTCTGCACCGTTCGGCGTTCGTCCTTTCGGTGGACGACATCGCACTGCGTGAGTTCGCCAACAGTCCTTGTCCAGATGAACGCCCAAAGAGGTGAGTGTTTTTCGTAGGAGCAATCCTGCCTCTCCGCCGAACGAGTCGTGGTTGGCATCTTCTTTTTGATCAGGAGCTTCACCCACGATCAATATGCTTTTGTCTCCTTCACCTACCATCGGCATTTTAGGACAGGCGCATGAACGAGACAACCCGCATTTCCCGCAGAGAGGAACTTTGCTCAATGGTCGGTCATTCGTTTGTAGTAGTTCGGACGTTGTCCAGAATCCCTTACTCATCCTCAATGACTCCCAGATACGTCACGAACACATAACTGCCGTTGTCCACTTTCAACGCCTTCTCGGATACTTCGCACTTGTTGAATCGGTTCGTGATGTCGGAAAGGAGTTTGGGAGAGATCATGAATTCCAACGCTCGTCCTTTGTAGGAGGTGGGGCGGGTTTCGGTGTAGCTGCCGTTTGGGCCATCACCCGTGATTCGGATCCGCTTGGGTCTCATGTCCACTTTGACTTCGTTGTGTTCTTCTTCTCTGCTGAAAACCTCGGCACGCTCCGCCATCTCAGTAAGTGCTTTGGGAAGTTTGACGGGATCTCCTGACACATCCAACACTTTGTCCATCGGCGGGAAATCTTCGGCATATTGCCGACAGCTGAGGGTGAGTCCTTTTTTATTTCGGAAGTGAATCCAACTCTCCGTTATTGCCCACTCATACATTACAGCTCTGCCAACTTCTTTCATTGCTTCGTGACGAACCAAAATTGACTTGTCCAATCCCGTGTCCATAGCGTATCGAGTGATTTGGAAGTTGTCGCACGCTTCGATCCATTTGGGAGCGACATGAACGCACGTCAATGAGAAGTGACTCTCATCGGTACTGGCTGACTGACGAACGAGATCCACCGCTTGACTGAATCCTTCGGGAATGTCCAACCATTCATCCTTCTTCTTCGGTACGTCCACCACGTCAATACCCAAGAGGATTTCGCTTTCCATTCTGATGCGCACTTCCTTCCGCTTCCCTTTGATGATGAGTGATCCTTCTTCCGTATCCAGCATCAATTTCTCATCGCTGATTTTATGAAGGACATCAATGAGTGGACGGGCTTGTACAGCTCCTTCGATGTCACCCACGTCACATTTGTAAGAGCATGCAACCTCGTCATTGTACGTGAACACCCGTTTGTTTTTGAAAACCACGCAGCTGCTTTGCTCTACAATATCACGGGCGTTCAATCCTGGTGCCACGTTCTCCAATTGCGCCAACAGTTCTTCTCTGTCCACTTGATTCATTTTCGATGTCCTTTCATCTGTTTGTGTATATGGTAGCAACCCGTGCTGGGTTGAGTCTCTTCTTGTAAGTTTCCAATCCACGCTGTCCCAGATCTCCTCCGTCATTGACGAGCGGAGGATGATCTTTGAACCACTGGGCGTTTCGATAAAAGCACAAACGCAAAAACGCTTGCGCACACGGTTCTCCGTTGTCGATACAAAATCGGAAGTTGGTGAACCTCCAATTGTAATCAGCCACGTTCATTCCGATGAGATTGTCATCGCCATCGAGCAAAATCCAGCGGTGGTTTCCGTTGAGAACGTAGTCCACCAAGATGTCTGGATCATAGATAGAGTCTTTGCGATCCGCCCACGCCATCAATAGCGTTTCGATCTTCTCATCCAGAGTGGATCCGAGCACGCTCATGGGAACATATTGAAGGTCAGAATGAGCACGCAAAAAGGTGTTCGTGTTTTTTCGGAAGTTTGCCCAGCGTTGACCGCTCAAGTCGCAAAGAAATTCTTCATGGCGGTAGATGTACTGACGATCCAACGCCTCTCCTTCGGACGCATCCAAGAAGCTGCTCCACCATTTGGCTCCTGTATGAATCAAAACATTCTCTTCCTCGAACAGCGGAGGAAAGAACCAACCGCCATCGTCATCGGTGTAACCGCTCAAGTGTCCCAGACGTGTCCAGACCAATCCTTTGCGCTCAATGTATTCATCGCTGACCCAAAAGTTCGGTTCAATCTTCTTCTGTCTCAGGTGGAGCCAATAGGTTGAATCCTTTTTTCTTTCCATCACTTTTGCCTTTGCTTCCTTTGCTTGTTCCGAAGCGTTTGTTTTTGATTTTGCTAATGAGGGCACGGCTCACGCCTCCGCTCTTTCTACTTTTTCCGCCCATGTGTCATTCATCCTTTCCCAGCTCGTCATATACGCATAAACCAATCACGCATTCCATCGGGAAGCGTTTGTCTGTGCTTTCGATCCATGCGATGTTCTTATCAAAACTCCATTCCAGATTATCCGCAAAAGCGTACAACGCAGCGAAGTCCTGCGTGCGGATCCCGATGGGCTCGAACTCATCCAACTCTTGCGATGCTACGGCGTTCAATCCCACGCTCTCTTTTTTCGTGATGGTGATGATTGAACCTGAATAAATATCTCGCTGGACAATACGCAATTTGCCTTTGCGTGCGGAGAACTCGATGTGGCTCAGGTTCTCGTCCAGTAGTTTGAACAGATCGGATCCCAAGATCACGCTGTTGCCTTCGGGCTTCTCGAATTTTTCAAAAAGACTCCGCACATTGTCAGGCGTTCTTTCGGGAGTCTTACAAGATTTGGTCTTGGTGTATTTGTCGGTGCGGGTAATGAATTTGATGCGGCCACCTTCCTCGAGAAACTCCTTGGATTCATAGTCATCCGCTCGGAAGGAGACGGGAGAAGCAAAGGTTGAATCCTGCTTCCTCAAAGGGAAATGAATCAGCACCGTAGAGTCCTGATTGAGAATGAAAATCTTTTTGTTCAAGCAATAGATCGTATTGCGCAACCTCCCGTTCTGCGTCAATGCGGCAGCGTGTGAAAAGATGTCTTCCACGGTCTGATTGATTTTGGTGTTTCTTTTTTTCTTCGCTGCCTTCTTTTTCTTTTTGGCCATGTTATAATCCTTTTATGATGTCTTCAAGTATCCGCTCTCTGAAATCGGTGTCTTTGTATTTCCAAACCAATGAACCTTCATCGGTTCCCGCCACGTGCATTCCTCTTGACCAGCTGTGGGAGTAGGCACTTTGGTTCCCTTCAGTATTCCAAAGTGCCTTCACATCCCTGTACAACGCTGCACTCAAAAAGCCTCCGTGTTTGTTGACGTAGTTGACGAAGTTTTTCCATGATGTCGGTTTGCCTTTTCGTTTTTGAATATAACGAGCTGCAGTGACAGTGCATCCATAATTGAATCCGCCTCGGAACCAATCACCAACCTCGCAACATACCATCTGATTATTGTCGGGAGCATTTCCCATATCGAACGTGGAACAAGAGAAACCTCGCTCACGAAACATCTGCATGAACTTTCCCAATAGCAAACTTCCCGCTGCTTGCGAGTCGCACCCGAGGAGAAACAATCTGTCCCAATCGTATCCCATGTTATGAAAACTTTGCCTGATGCCAGGATTCTTTGCGGTGTATGAATAGGTGTCGAAGGTTATATGACGACAACCGATTTCCCAAACATCTTTCATGTATTGTTCCACGTCCTCTTTTTTGTCGTTCAGAAAAACCAAGAACGGTTCAATGCGAGGCACCACACGCACGCCAGCTTTCACGAGTTTCTCCATTGCACGCAATCGTCTGCGATACGAAGGTGCGCCAGGTTCCAGTTCTTTCAGGAACTCATTGTCAGAAGAAATCAAAGTCATATGAACAGCTGCTCGTCCTGCGTTACGTGCGAGTGCCTCCACATAATCGTCTCGACCAACCAAAGCACTTTTGGTGTTTATCATTACAGGATAAGAAATGTCAGCGAGATACTCCAGAAGTTCCAAGCTGATTCCTTTTTCTTTTTCATCATCGAGAAAGTCCTCAAAGCGGATCCCGAACCTCATTGGAATTTCCAAGCCTATGGCTTTGGCTACGGCGGCACCCGAAGCGAAGGAGTGAGGATCCTTTCCACGGTTCTTCATAAGCACATCCAGTTCCTTTTTATACATGGTGGCATTACAATGACGGAACCCCATTGTTTTGGAATTGTCGAAGAAGGCCGTGTACAAACTCGCTCGAAAGGCATTGGCGTAGCAATACTTGCAACCGAACGGGCAGAGCAATCCATCCCACGTATCAATATTCAGAGGCATCGGACACGCCTGAGCACGGCACGATACTTCTACGAAACTGTTCAGCTCTTCGAGGTTCAGGAGACGTTCCTGAGGGATCCATTTACTCTCGGTGAGTTTGAATTCTTGGTATTGAGTTTTGCGTCCTTTCTCTTTGACGGGTTGGATCTTTCCTTTCTCGTCAACGAGTTTGCGAGTGCGTGGGATCACGTTCGCAACTATGGATCTCAGTTCATAATAATCCATGGTCACCCTTCCATCATCTTTTTTACTTCGGGCAATTCTTTGTTATTGTTCAGAACAGCTTTTGTGAAAGGCTTGACGTGATCTTTCAATTGGTATCCCGTTCGGTGACAGTCTTTCATAAGGGTGTCCAATTTGGATGCGGTCTTTTCATAGAAGTTTGGATCACCTTTTCCGAGTTTTGGAACGAGGCCAAAACCTTTTTTTGATTTCTTCCCCTCTTTCTGTTCGGCAATCATATCCAGCAGGATCATCCCAGCTGCGTAGTTGCTTTTTGCCGCCAGTAGTGTGTGGGCAACAGTTGAGTCCTTGTCATCTTCTCGTTTTATCACGCAGTGGTTTTTGTTTTTGTAGATGTGTCCGAACTTTGTTCTGTCTTCCACGTTTGAAAAGACATGCGTGTTCTTCCTATTGACTTTCAGATCGCCAAAAGGCAAAAAGCCATCCACGCCTTCAAACACAAGGGATTCCACACGTGTCGCTTTCATACTATATTTTGATCCTGACATTTTTATTTCTCCTTCTGTCTTATTATAGATTGATGATATCGAAACAATCTGACTTTATGGAATAAGGTGCTCAAAACCTTCCGAACCTATCGCATCAAATGTTCCGTCCAGTATTTTCCTGATGTTCTCTTCTATGACATCACGTTTGTTTTTCGTAATGGATGTCGCATGCCATCTTTTTTCTTTCCAACCCACGAAGGGTTCTGTTTTCGGTAGTTCTTTTATTTTGTACGTGTTGTCAAATAGTTGTCTGATGTTTCCGTTGTCTAATGCGCATAGCAAATAATCTCGGCACCAGTGGATCGCATTCAAAACTTCTTCTGGATTCACTGAGGCGGAGAAATGACGAAACTCTATTGTGTCTGTTTGTAGAAGTTGGCGGAGACTGATTGCCGCCCGAGGTTGAGCGTGCCATAGTGGGCTCCCTTTTTTGCTTTGCGGAACTTCTAACTCAAAGAACCTTTTGATTGATTTGGCTTGTAGTTGTTTTTGTACTCGGTTTATTGGAATGGAAGTCCAGTGACTCATTCTCATCCACCGCTGACGTTTCACCGCTTCTTTGTGTTCTCGGGCAGATGGGAAATCGAAGCGAGTGGGAATGGGCAACGGATCCACATGATGATAAATGTCGGTGTTTTCCGATATGAATTTTTGGATCTTTTTCAGAACGTCCAAGTTGTCTTTCAATCCTGGCATGCGAATGTGAACATGCAAACCCGCTCGATGAGTCGCCACCGCTCTCGGGTGCTTCTTCAAAAACTTTTGAAGGAGTTTGATTTGTTCCTCGGGTGTTTCCGTTGCGGGTGTATTGATTTCTCCTCCAAATGGATAGCTCTTCAGGGAAGGATCCGTTGCGATCCCGTTACTGTTACAAGCGTTTGGTTCTGGATCTCTTCCGAAACCTTCCCAACCTTTCCGAGTATCCCAATCACCGAACTCGTGCTCACAACCGTATGTCCATTTCATATCCATTCTCCTTCATGGCCTATATTCCAAAACAAAATCGGTTCTTCAATTGGTCGGTGCGTTCTCATAAGCCACTGCCACGCCTTGCGGTCATAGAAAGCATGACACGGAAAAGGGCAAGGCTCCTCGGATCGTTCGGTGTACTCCCATCCCAAGTCAACCAATTTCAAATTCTTTCTTTTAATTCCAGTGATCCCGCCTTCCACCTTTTTGGCTTTGAAAAGGATCTTCTTTTTTTTCTGAATGACGTTTCCTGTCCGACACATAATGCCGAACGCCTTGCAGCCTTCGGGAAGTTTCCTCAACAGTCCAGCAAAGATTGTTCCCGATCCTACGCAACACACCACCGTCCGAAGAGTGATCTTTTTCAGAGTCCTTTGAAACTCTCTAGCGGTTTCGTGAATCGTCTGTTCCAAAGGCAATCCCAAGTCCAGCATCTCCGCTTCTTTTCCAAACTCGTTCCGCAATCTTTTTCTACAGATATGATAATTCACTCTTGCCATTCCCGCTTCCACTTTGCGGATCGTGGCGTTGCACTTCTTCCAGTGCTTCCGATGGATCTTCAGAACCTCATGCGGTTCTTTGTATTGAGGATCGTATATGACGGCCTGTAAGCCAAGTTGTTGGCACGCCCATGCAACTCCCCATCCAGCCATGCTGATGCTCGTCTCGGTGTATCCTACCACGCGCAATCCCTTTTCCTTCCGCTCGGATAAGTAAGTATACACGCCTCTCATTTTGCTGAATGGCGGGGATCCTTCTGGCCCGCAGAGATCTTCCCGCTTGACGTGGATGGTTCTGCCTCCTGCTTCGTAGGTTTCAATGGGGGTGTTTTTTCTCATCGTCAGTTTCGTCATAACACTCCCGCATCTTTCATAGTATAGAAGTCACCCTTTTTTCCCGTCAGTATTTTCAAGCCTTCTTCTTTGTTTCCAATCCCTTCCCATGTGGTGTTCTCGATGTGTTCTTTGTCGTGTCCTGCTTGTAGCATACTTTTCCAATAGTGAGTATTGAAGAGGGACGGGTTGGGCACGTTGATTCCGCAGCAGGTGTTCGCTTGTTCTTTCCAATCGGATCCCGTGTTCACAAAATCAGGACACCCCAAACGGATCCCCACGTCATCGGCAATCTCGCATAATTTCTTTTGGATCTTCCGCCAAGGCCGATCCTGATTCATCGTCCAGATCTTCTCGATGTCCAATCCAATTGAATGGAACCGTTTGGCTACGTGGTCATTGAGATGAAGATTATATGTATTGTAGCTCTCCACGCCGATGTCTTTCAACCTGAGCAGGAGATCTCGGAACTGTTCGGTGGTATGCAATCCTGGAATGAAGGGTTCACCGTTGACTCCCACAGCATATCCTGTTCGCACCCAGCGTCTCATTATGCGGAACCGCTTGTCAATGGGCGTGGTTCTTTTTCGTTCCAGCGTTTCCCAATCCCATTCGGCGCCAGGAGAAATCACGGGCATCACCGTGAGTAGTTTTTTGTCTCGAGCTTCTTGAAGAAGAGGTTCGCACAAAACCAAGTTCCCGAGGAAGTGGGTTTGAATTACGAACGTCCAATTCAAATCTATCAAGTGCTGAAGGATCCGCATGGATACTTTGTGTTTGATTTCGGCGGGTTGGAAAGGATCCGTTTTGTTGCCGAAGCGTATTGTTTTTTTGAGGCGGAGTGCGTTTGCCAAACTGGTTTTGGGATTCTTGTTTTTCAATCCCGCTTCCAGCTTTCGGCGGATCTGTTCGGGATCCGCTGGCCGAAGATCTTGCCCCCACGTCCGATTCAACTTGCGCAAATAGCAATGGTGGCAATCCGCTTCGCAGTTCCAATAACTGTCAATAGAAAAAGGCAGTGGACAATAGAGGCAATCACCTCTAATGCCCACTGCCGATTTGTATGTTTTGGTGTCTGCCATACTACAGAGCAACAACTTTCCCGACAACACGAGCGTTGTCACCATCGACTTCAATGAGGCCGAGGATTTGGCATTCCAACATTACGCGTTTTGTATGCCAGACAGCTTCTTTGTCGTTTCCACGGCCTCCGTGCGCCATGTACTCTTCGTTGGTCTTTTCTGCGATCTCGTTGACCGTGAATTTCTTTTTCTTCAGGTTGGCAATCGCTTCAATGATCAACTTCTGACGTGTTGGTTTCTTCTTCGCAACTTTCTTCGCAGTTTTCTTCGGTTCGGGTTCCTTTTTCTTTGCTGCTTTTTTCGCTGCCTTCTTCGCAACTTTCTTCGCAACTTTCTTCGCAGTTTTCTTCGGTTCGGGTTCCTTTTTCTTTGCTGCTTTTTTCGCTGCCTTCTTCTTCACGGGTTTCTTATCTTCTACGATCTCCAAGGCATTGCCTTCGCTGATCGTGATCTCGATGTCCTCCAGATTGGTGCGCTGTTCTTCATTCAGCTTTTCGAGGTCAGTGTCCTCGCTCTTGGCGAGAACTTTACATTTGTTGGCCAGCTGGGTGTCACTCCATTTGTAGGCCGTTCCATATCCTAATGCCGTGAAAATTTCAACAACTTCTTTTTTAGTGATAATCATTTTTGGTCTCCTTGTGTTAGTGTTTTTGATTGTCACGTTTTTGCTTCCGTCTTATTATAGATCAAAAGACTCTCTATCAACCAAACGCTTTATGCTTTTTTCAAAAGTTTTTTCGATCTTCCGCCATTTGGAAGATCTCGTTGCAAACTCCTTTCCATTTACTATTGTTGAAGGCAATGGCTCGGATCTGTTTTGGGGATCTTCCGTTGGACAGATGATCCTCCACGAAATCTTCGAGCGTCCTTTTTTGAACTTCCTCGGGCGGGGTTTTTCCAATCGCACTTTCGTGTTTTCTTTTCGTTGCGGCTTTTTTGATTTTCAGATCTACTTTCATTTTGATTTTCCTTTCACCAACAAGATTTCACGCACATGTTCGCCAGTGACAGGCAGGTCGCTACATGTACGCATCGGGTTTCCACGAACTCATCTTCACGCAACACAACCCAGTTGAGGCGCATGAGTCCCATTTCTTTTTCTTCCATCGTCTGACAAAGTCCGATCATCCCTGTCACGTGATCGTTCTTCATTCGTGCTTCGCTGAAATTGCTTCGATCCAAGATGTATGATTTGTAGGCAGCGGCATCCGATTGAGTTGCCGTCAGTACCAAACAATGATACTGCTGACTCAATCCTCGGAGCCTCCGCCATGTGTCTCCGATCTGATCACGCCGATCCCATCCGCCTTTCTCGCTTTCCAACAGGTCAGCGTAGTCAATCACGATCACGTCAGGCACCCATCCATCTCTACTCCAACCCAGAAGGACATCTTTGATTTCTTGAATGGTGAGGTCAGAAGGATGCGCACTCACTCGGAGATAGCTGGTGGTGCTTTTGATTCTTTTTTTCTGGAGACGTTCGGAGGCTTCTACCACCTGTTGGGTAGTGAGTGGCGTTTTGAATTCACGCAATTCATGTTCCACTTCTGCTGCTGACTCTTCGGGATCTCTGATCAGGCTGGTTGGGTATTTCACGGTGCGGGCTTTTCGAGGCCACTGGGCAATGCGGGTAGCGAATCGGCGAGTGATCTGCTTGAGGCTCATATCACCTGCCTCAAAGAAGGCCACACGCCTTCTTTGAAGTGCCGCACGAAAGGCAACATCCAACAACCAGAATGTTTTGCCTCGTTTGCTTGGGCCAAGGAAGGAGATGAACCCGTCACGGCATAGATCCGTTCCAAAGAACTCTCCGAGTGCGCCAGGATATTTCACCAACGTCTCTTCCGTTTGATTGTCCAAGGAGTTGGCGATGGCTTGTTCATCTTGAAAGACATCAATCCATTCGTTCTCTCCCAGCTTCACGCTGCTCCATTCGTTGACTCGTTGTTCGGCCTCGGACGCACTGCCCGTGTCGAGATCTCCTTGGATCTGTTCGGCAAGTTTTTCCAATCGCACTTTCGTGAAATAGGATCCTGCGATGTCAATCAGATATTCTTCGTTGAGTTCCCGTTCTGCTTCTTCATAATCATCGCTCAAGTTTGCCAAGAAGGATCCGATCAATTCACCTGCGGCATTTTCGAGATTGCGTGACATCCAGCTCTCGAACAGAGATTGGATTTGTCCTTGCGGTGCTTCATCGTATTTTTGAAGGTAGTCCACGCACCACGATCCGATAAGGTTACACCACGAGGATCGAAACATGTTACCATCCCAACGGTTGGCGATGCGTCCGCAGACGGTAGTGCTCACGATCATTCCCGTGAGCAATTGCTTTTCCTGATTGGCCTCAATCTTTTGAATTTTCATATATCTTCTCCGCCAGCTGATTGTACAAAGAACCGTTGCCACACCATTCACAACTCCACTTGTGTCCGATTATCCGCCAGTGTGAATGTTTTTCATTCCATGCGTGGCCTATCAAATCCCCGTTCCAGTTGTCTCGAGAAACCACGTTGCGATGAACCCATCGCATCCATTGAAGGATCTGGAAGTCAGATGGAGGCAACTTGCTTATCAGATACGCTCGGAACCGTTCCAGATGAGGCGGAAGGTCAATCAGGGAGTGGATCCGTTTGATCCACGCCTCATAGCTATCGAGAGACACCTGAATCGTTGCGAGGATGTGTCCTCTCGAAGAAACAGGCCATTCAAGGGCAGATAGCTGCCTGAGGATCCCTTGTGGCTTACATTTGGGATTCTCCACGTGTAAGAAGTCCTCGGGATTCTCTCTTTGATAGGCTTGACGGATCCGTGCGAACTTCTCCCGAAATCCTCCCGCCGAATATACATGAGGGATATATTTGTCAGTGATGTTATCGCAATACCATTTCAGGATCTTTTGAAGATCCTCTTCCTCCACGCCATCTTCGGAGCGCATCAATCTGAACTCCCGCTCCCATCGAGCCAGAGAAATTCCTTTGGAAATTTTGCCTGCTTGTTTGAGGGAGGAGAAAAGGGTCATGGCATCTTCTCGGGATTGGCTGAACTCTTCTATTGTTTCTGGTTGTATGAATCCTCGGTTCATTTGAATACGGCCTTTCTGATTTTCTGAATTTCTTTCGGCGATGCTGATCCTGGATCTTCCGCATCTATTTGAATGTTGATTGTCTGACCCGAGAAGAGACTCAAGCACCTGCATAATTCCATCGCCTCTTTTTGAGCGGGTACAGAATTATCAAAGCACACCGCTCGGACGGGATATTGACTCATCAGTTTGATTTGCGAAGGAGTCACGTTCAATCCGAGGGTGGCCACCGCTCCTCTTCCGATCCGCCAAGCGTCAGTCGCACCTTCTACGATAATGACGGCGTGTGCGGCCAAGTCAGCTCCGTAGAGGAGATGCTTGTGGTTGATGATTTCTTCTTCGGGTGCGGCTGAGATGTAGCGTGGTTTGTTCTTCTCTCCAATCGCTCGGGTTGTCCACGACACAAATTCAAAATTCTGATAGATCGGAATGAACAAACGCCAAGCCAGCTTCGGAGCAATTCCAATTCCTTTCACTTGCCACACTTCTTCGATTTCTTGCGCATCAAATCCTCGTTCTTCCAGATACGTTCGGTGAGCATCCCGCATCAGGCGGATTGGAGCAGGGAATTTCAACGTGCCTCGTTTGTTGATGGTCTTTGCTATGCGTTTGGGGATCTCTCGAAGGGATTCCAGTGCCTTCGCATAAGGCATTCCCGAGACTACGTGAAGAACATAGGGCAAGTTTTTTCTTCCGCACTGCCAGCAGTTACATCCCAAGGAGGTTTCATTGATTCCAAGATGAAACTTGCCGCTTCCTCTTCCGCAGTCAGGGCAGTCGATCTGGATCCATCCTTCTCGGGAGTGCTTGCCTTCAGCTTGGTACGGGATCGAAAGTTTGGTCAGGAGATCGGTGATGTTCATTTCATTTCTCCTCTAATGAATGGATCAGAGCATCATACAAATTGAAATCGTTCTTGACGTTCTTCCCGTCCATCGTGTCAGCAATTACGTTTTGTTTTTTCTGAATCAACTCGCATAGCATTTCTTCTATCGTTCCTTTGGCTACGATGTAGGTGATCTGGGCAGCGTTCTTTTGTCCGATACGGTGGATGCGATCTTCGGCCTGAGTATGGTTCGCTGGAACCCAATCGAGTTCCGCAAACAGCACGTTACTCGATGCGGTGAGGGTGATACCCGTTCCTGCGGCAATGACGTTACCAAAAAACAAACGGATCTTTTTTTGGTGCTGGAAGGAGTTGACTGCTTTCTGTTTGTTGAGCGGTGAGGTACTTCCATCCAACACCACCGAGTTCCTCGGATACAAGTCATGAAGTCCACGCACAACTTTCTTATGAACGCCGAACACCACCAGCTTTTCATCCGTCTCTTCTAAGAAGCTGTCAATCCATTTTTTGACGGCCTCCATTTTCAAGTCCATCGCTTTCCTTTTCAAGTATCCCATTTTGTTCAACACCAGAGCCTTCTTCACTCGGTGAACTTTGGAGGGTTTGTTTTCGTGTAGCCAGCGGAGGAAGTTGTCACGCACTTTTTTGTACTCGGTCAACTTCACCGATATGGGAACCACGGTGCGGATCTTGTCAGGGAGTTCTTTCAGAACGTCCTTTTTGCGTCTGCGTATCAACATGTGTCGATTGAGTCTGGTGTGAAGTTCTTCGAGGTGTTCCGCTCCTTTGTATATCCACTTGCCGTTCTTGAGTTCGGGTTTGCAATAACGGGCAGCGTAGGCAAGGAAGTCATTGAATACTTCGGGATACAGCAGGTGAATCATCGGCCAAAGTTCGGCAGGACAATTCAACATTGGCGTTCCCGAGATCGCAATGATATGTTTGAATCGAGTTGCTAATGCTAGCAGCATCTGCGTTCGTTGAGCGGATCGGTTCTTTGCGTAATGACACTCATCAATGATGAGGGTTTTGAACCCGCCCGTCCGCAGCTTCTTTCCCCACGCATTCAGGATCTTGTAATTGATAATCGTGATGGGGAGATCAATTTTGATATTTTCTTTTTTGGCGGTCATCCCGTTCAACACTCGACTGAGCATGCCCGCTTTGGTGGAGGCTTCTTTTTCCCATACCCATTTCAAATGAGCAGGGCACACCACCAAAGCAGGCAAGGCAATCTCGGGATTCTCTTTCACCCACCATAACGCTTGAAGGGTTTTCCCGAGTCCCATTTCATCGGCCAGCAACGCTCGTCCTTTGAAGTGGGAAATCCATCGCACTCCTTTCTTTTGATATTTGAAAAGGATGCTCATTGAAGCACTTCCCGTATTTCATCAACAACAGCTCGGAAGCGATGCGCATTCCATCCTTCTTTTTTGATCGTCTCTTCTCGCACGGAAGATCTGATGTTTGCAAAAGATCCTCCTTTGCTATCTATGATTGTTTGGATTTCATTTGGCGTATTCAAAACCAAATCCAAAACCGTTTGAGTGTCTTCACTCACGGCATCATAGACATGCGTCCAAAACTCTCTCGGTTCTTCTGATGCTATTGGATCCAGTTCTCCTCCTCGTTGGAATCGGTTACAATACCGTGCCGCTCTCCGCCACGCATCAAACAAATGCGTTCGAACGTAACTGACCAGAAGAGTAGTGAAGGCGTTTCCATAAGAAGGGTCAAAGGCTTTGTATGCTTTTACAAAAGCCAAACACGCTTCCGAGTATAGTTCATCCAGAGATAGAAGGGAGCCGTGTCGCTCGATGAATCGGTGACACATGTCGTGTAGAAGTTGTTTGACATCTCGGTACGTTTGGTCAAAAGCATCCGTGGTAATGGTTGTACATATCATAATCGTCTCCTGTCTTTCTTATTATAGATTTGAATTTGTTGTTTATGAAGGTGGGTGCAAAACTGCGGGCGGAAACAATATGGCTTTTTCAGTCACACCCAGAACTCCCGCCAGAAGCTGTACATGCTTCCAGCGTGGACGGTGTTTGTTTGCTTCCAGTTCTGAAATACAGTTTTGTGAAATGCCTGTCTTCACGGACAGTTCCTGCTGGGTTAGTTTTTTGCGGGTTCTCAGCACCCGCAGATAGGTTCCTATCAGAAGTGGTTCTTTTTTCATTGCGTCTCCTTCGCATTAGGGTTTCGAGTATCGATCAAGTCTATGATACTCGATATACTTTTTCATTCCTAATTAAAAATGTAATTGCTTTTTTATTGGTTCAGTATGTCCAAGATCGCTTTCACTTTTTCAGCACTCAGAGCGTCTGTAATGGCGAGTCTGTACAAAGGGTTGTCTTTTGTCCAACGATATGCCTTGGTCATTCGTCCTACACGGTTTTCAGATTTGAATTCACCAGCATCACCTTTGTAGATCTCCAACGCTTCGTCCACTCTTCTTTTTTGACCTCGGGAGCCATGATGGTAGTCCCATGTGTCATATCCTTTTTCAAACTTCCCGTTCAGAGGAGTCTCATGAAGCAGCTCGAAGGCTCCAACACGAAAGTCTTCAGCAATAGTTTCCTGTTGTTTGGCTCGGTTCAGTTTCCCTTCCCGTCTTGCCAACCATTCCAAAATCACTTCTTTGATTTTCTTAGCGTTGGTGGTTCCATCTTTCTTGATGATGTACTTGCGTGACGGACGATCTTCAATCAAAGCGTAACTGGCAGAAAGTTCAATGCGAAGTTCGGCTGGCCTTCTGCTCCATACGTCTCCAGGATATACCAACGTGGCCGCAATGGATACTACGTTGTTGGGGAATTTGATCATTGTTTCTTCTCCGTAGGATGCGGTGTCTCCCAACTCGAAATCCACATCATCAAACTTCGGATCCTTTTTCATGGAGGAGTACACATGCTTGATTGCTTTCCGAACTTTGGCATTGATCTGTTCTTCGATTTGCTTTGCTTTTTCTTCTTCCTTCACAACGCTCGGCATTACAACTTCGCAAAGATCTTTGTTGCGTTCCATCATCGCTTCATGAGTTTGTTTCTGCGATTCTATATGCTCTTGGAATTTCACTTTGATGCTTTCCAAAGTTGTTTTGCTCAGGAGCATTTTTGTTTCTTCGATCTCCTTTCTCAGTTCGTGCATCTTCGTATTGTTTGTTTGGATTTGTTCTTCAACTGATTTTACGCTCGTGTAATTTCTGTCATTGTATTTCATGATTCTTTTCCTTTCATAGTAGTTTGCAATTTCATTTCCATTTCAAAGTGTTTCAGATTTTCTTTTCCCAATGGGCAATTTGTTTTTTCAGGCCTCGGATCTTCCGTGCTCGGAAGGATTTCATACCAACACTCGAGTCTGGACGATCCTCACATAGCACAAACTCCTCTTCCCATTCTCTCAATTCAGTTTCCAACCGCTCGATTATCTCTTGGGGTTCATATATTTTCATTTTGATTTTCCTTTCTTGATGTTTTCTTTTTTCATTCTTCGGGCAACTTCTTTTTCTCTTTCAATTTCTTCTCGCACATGTCGTGCTACCATACTCGTTTGGATTTCTTTTTGCTTCTTGGTGAGTTTCATTTTCGTCTCCTATCATATGGGCTGGACTCCCGAAGAAGCCCAGCCCATATCGTTTCATTTCATTTCCACTATGTCTCCAAAGGGAACCTTCGGAAGTTCGTGACGCCACGGGCAGGGAGTCGCAACCCACAGCGTTGGATAGTCAGGCTCCTCTTCAGGAAAGCGTCCATCCAAGTCCGTCAGATATATCAAACACGCTGGTTCAATATCTTCCTTCTCAATCCATTCAAACACGGGAGTGAATCGAGTTCCACCGCCACCAATCGGTTTCGGTTCAATCGGCATATCCGCTCGGGTGAAAGTCTCGGTTCCTCGGACTTCATAATCACAATACACAACTCGCACTGTCGTGTCATAATGTTCGAGGATGGAGGAGGCTTCCTTCGCAAACTTGCTCAGCGTCTGCGTGTCAACCGATCCGCTGGTATCAATCGCCAGCACGATCTCGGGCAACTCCTCGCTAACCAAACTCGGAAGAACCAACCCACGTCCAATGTAACGCTTGGATGGTCTGTTCCAGTTGTAGTCATTGCGTGCGGTATTCTCAACGAAGTCTCGCAACAAAACGTCCCATGAGGTTTCGGGATTCACGATCTCATCAACCATTCGTTTGAGATCTCCCTGACCCGATCCGATTTGTCGAGAGGCTTGAGAAGTGGCTACACGCCATTCATCTTTCAGCTCTTCGATTGCTTCTTTGGAGAAGTCATCGCCAACTTCGGGATCTTCTACACCACCGCATCCGCCAGGATCCATTGTATCACCTTCTGCGGAGCCATCTTGACCTTCGGTGGCCTCGGAGCCATCTTCAGATCCTTCGTTGGTCTCGGAGCCATTCTCATCGCTCTCATCGCTCTCATCGCTCTCGTTGTCTCGGTCATCGGAGGATCCTGCCTGACCTTCATTGTCCTCTTCGTTCTCATCGGTATCGTCTTTGTCTTCATCAGCGTCAGGTTTCGGATTGGTATTGCTCAACCTCTCATACCATTCTTCCGCACTCAACAGCTCATCCGTCATCAACGCTCCCTTCGGGAGTTTGAATCCTGCTTTGATCAGGATCGGGTTGATGGAGTAGTCACACGCTTGATTCCACAGCTTCATATCTCGGTTCCCACGTCTCCAGAAGTGACCGTTGCTACAGTGCATAACCTCGTGAGCGTAGCATCCCATGAGTTCGGGATCAGGCTGCGCATCAACAAATGAAGGACTCCATCTGATTCTCTTCCCGTCCACCATCGCCGTTCCAGCTTTCTCATCCAGTACATTTGCGAGCTTCATCGACAACGTGCCGAAGAAGCTATGATCAAGCACCAGATGCGTCCGTGCCTTCGTGATTCTTTTCATTATGTTTTCCATTGTACTATCCTTTCCAGTTAGGTTTTCAATTCACGGTTCATCGCAATCCTCCCCGTGGGGAGGAGAGCGGCAAATCATTTACTCGGAAGTGCCCATGAACGCTTTCATCTTATCCACGATGGCCGAAGCGTCTTTGGCTGTCTGCTTTCTTTCTTTCGGATTGTTTCGCAACTCTTCGGGTTTGCGTCCGCCAATCTTCTTTCGCACGTCCTTCTCCAACGCCGTCAGTTCAGCATCACCCGTGATATTCAGCACGGGCAACAGATCGCAAAGGTCAGTGAGGTTCGTGATCATTGAATCAAAGATCCTCGCTTTGGGATCACTCAGGCGTTCGGCCACGTGATTGACTACTTCAAACAATCGCTTCCAAACGTCTCCAACAGCATCGTTCACTGTCTTGTTGACTTCATCGTCAATTGTCGCTCGGATCTTCTCAGCCTCAACCTCGCACATCTGAACTCGGAAGTCCGAAGATGTCGGCAGCGGCATGACCGTAACATCCCAACCAAAACGAGTCCGAAGATAATCAGTTGTTGGGAAGTTCTCAGGTTTGTAAAGTCCTTGCAACCTTTCTTTTGCCCGTTCCACAATAGCGGGATAGGTTTCAGTGAGGAAGGTTTCAACAGCATTATCCAAATCCACTTTCAACTCTCGCATCTTCTCGGTGTAGGTCATGAACATATCCGCAGGAAGGATACGGGCACCGTCATTGTTCCAAGGCAGCGTCAGTTTGTCGTGCATCGCTTTGCCTCGGTTCAACGCACTGCGAATTTCTTTCGCAGCGTCCTTCGGAATGTTATGGGTGTACCATCGGCCACCGTCTCGTCTCGCACCTTTGTTTCGGGTGACTTCGGTTTGTACTTCCGTATCCACGGTACATCCATTCCAGTTATGGATCGTGAGGTTCACCAGCATCGCTCGTGAGGTAATGTCCGTTGTTCCGATTGTTTTTTTGATTTCTTGGTTTGTCATGATAAGTTCCTTTCAAAGTCTTTTTGGTTTTTGGTTTCGTTACAGGAGGATCTCTTGATGATCATTCGCCCATTGAATGAAGTCAACGTTGTTCGCAGCTTCGGGGCACTTTCGTAATGTATCACGGATAGCCAACACGCCGAACTCATCGGGCAGCCTCGTGGCGTATTGGATGATGCTACTGGCGTTGTCTTCATTCGCCATGGTAGCAATTGCCGTTGAGATAGCATACATCGCAGCGGGTTCGGTAGGCACTACGGCATTTGTAGGATCGCTCAGCACGGCATCCATATCAGGAAGATCTTCCCACACTCGGAGGAAGCCAACAAACTCGGTAGCGAGTCCAGTACCAGCCGCACCACCGAGTGTTTCCACATCCGTGATTCCTAATGCAACCCATTCAGCGAGGTTGGTCACGGTTCGAGGAGAAGGACGATTCACGATGTCGTTGGTTGGAGCACCAGGATCCGTCATCAGGCCAGGTCGCAGCCGAACGAAGGCAACAACCTCGGGAGCCACTCCATTTTCCAACGCCCATGCACACCAGTCATCCACATCCACATCCAGCTGGACGATAGTTTTGAAACGTGATTTGATAGGTTCCAAAACGCCAGTGACTCCAGCTTTGTCTTCTCTTCGGTTCGTGGCAGAGATGAACACGACATGGTCGCTGATTTTCTTCCCGTTGATTTCACGTGCGAGGAGGAGTTGCATGTTGGAGGCTTGAACGCAGGCAGGTGCCTGACCGAGATCATCGATCAATACCACCGTCAACCGATCCACTTCCATCATCTTCCGCAGATCGCCATAAGGGAGAAACTCAGCCTGCCCGTCCACGATCCCAGGCAATCCCTTTTTGTCGGTAGGATCTTCAACCACGGGGTGAGTGATAATCAAATCAGCTCCTGCTTCCGCCGCAGCCTGTTTGACAATGTCGCTCTTGCCGATACCTGGCGCACCTTTGATAAGAACGGGCTTGTTGTTTTTGATTGCCTTGACCAATAGTTTTTTCAGTTTTGTAGCTTTCATGATTCAGTCCTTTCTAAATAGTTTCAGTTTTCAGTTCATTTCGTTTCAGTTTCAATTAGCAATATCCATATGCTCGATACACAGCATAGATCGCCAAGATCTTCCGTGCGTCTCTTTTCCGAGGTGCAGTGTCAATGATCGTTCGTCCTTCGCCATCCAGCAGAAGCATATGACCGCTGATGCGGACAACGTAACGAGTCCCAGCGGGATCGTTCTTGGATGCTTCTTTGATTTGCTTCCGTGCTCCGCCAACTGTTTTGCTTTTGATTCGTGACTTCCGTGATCGGGCACAGTATCCGTTGCGGCGGATGATATCCAATCCAACATTCTTTTTAGTTCGCTCATTCCAAGTGTGCTTGTAATCACTCGGATGAATTCCCAAAGCAGCCAGTACATTTGAAACGCAAGCTGATTTGACATTTCCACTAGCAGTTGTTTCATGTTCTTGTAATCCAGTCATTTTGATTATCCTTTCTAAGTAGTTTCAGTTTTCAATTTGGTTCAGTGTAGGCTCCTCCGAAGAGGAGCGAACAGCGAATCAATTACACCCACTGTTTTTCAACGCTGAGTTGATATCCAAACTCCTCGTCATTCTGAATCATTCGATTCATTTTGTTTTCCGCTGCTTGTCGTGTCTTCCAATAGCGAGGAAAGAAGTGGGTGTTGCCTTCGTTGTACCAAACTTTTCCTGACCAGTAGAAAGTTTTGGTTTCACGGTTGATAACTCTTTCACCTTTGATACAGTAATGTGTGTGCTCCTTTTCCCGTCTGGCTTCCGCCTTGGCTTCTCTTTTTTCTGATGCTCTTTTTTCAGCAGCGTCAATCACGTCCATTTCGTATGAGTTGTTCATTTTGATTTTCCTTTCTAAATAGTTTCAGTTTTGGTTATTTGACTCGTTGAATACAAATTGCGGTTGGATCGTTGAAAATAGTGAATCCAAGTTCTTCAATTCTGTCCTCGAAATCCGCTGAAGCACCCACACTCCATTTTCTTTCACTCTCAGGAAGGATCCGAGCGTGATGAAGTTCGTGACGAAGTCCGATACCCAAACTTGTCACACTTGGGTAGTGTCCGAACTTTTCCATGGCTTGGTCGATGATGCTTTGGATGTCCTCTTTGAGTTCGGTGTCAACTCTCCTCTCAATCAATTTCTTTTCTTTTTTAGTTTCGATGTCTTTGATAGTTTCGTTTTTGATTTTTGTTAGCTGTGTCATTTTGATTTTCCTTTCTAAGTAGTTTCAGTTTTGGTTATGCTTCTTTGACTGCGTTCAATCTCTTGATGACTTTCTTCAAATCTTCAATAACAACTTGAAGATGCTTTTTGGTTTCGTCCGAGCATCGAGAAGTTGTATCCGAAAGCCAGCTGGCCAGTTCTTTTTCTTTTTTCTCGATGAGTGATTCCAAAGTTCCGAAGTTCAATAACGATTGTTCCACTTGCGTCAGTTTCATTTTCATTCTCCTTCTAAGTAGTTTCAGTTTTCATTTCAATTTCAAACTTGACCGTGAGGCGTTGCTTCCTCATAAAAGTCTTTCACTCGGTCAAAGCGTTTCAGCACGCTGGAGAAGTCTGAAGAGTGTAACCTTGTTTCGCCGATCAGCTAGTGAGTTGCTATCCTCAGAGGCTCGCTATAAATCCGCACTTACAATTTCAAACTTCTCATGGGTCTGACCGTTTCTCATCTCAACCTTCTCTCCCGAGAGGCCTTGGCTTTCGCATGATTCGAAACCTGCTTTCGCTGCCATCCGCATTTCTCTATTCACTTTTAATAACCTCTTAACTTCTACACTATATAGTATCGACTGTTTCGATATTCGTCAAGCGTAAAATCCGAAAAAACATGCACTTTTTTTTTGGGCTCCTTTTTCCCTTCCTTTTTAGTGTTATTTGTTAGTGTTATGGCTCTTTTGTTTTTTGGATCCTGAAAAGTTTTTTTGAAATTTTTTGTTTTTCTTTTCGCATCTATAATAAGACAGGAAGAAAACCGCAGAAAGTCCTGCCGTCAGTTTCAGGAAAGACCGAGGTCAAAAACTGATACCAAACGCTTCACGGGTCAGTAGGTGAAGAGACGTAACGAAACGCAACGTGCCCTATTGCGTTCCAAAACATTTTTGTTTTGCACTCTGCGAACTTCGAGGAGTGGCTGGACGATCCCAGCGAAATGGTTTGACGAAGTTCCGCTTGAAAGCCTCACTCAAAATTGATTGAAGTTTTTGAAAGTGTCCGAATTGCTCGGGCACTTTCTGCCTACTCAACGAGTAGAGAAGAAAGAACCTTCAAGAGCAATAGCGATTGAAGAAGGAGTTCTTTTTTGTTTTGGTTTTTTCAATCTATAATAAGACGGAAGCAAAAAGATTTTAACATTCAGAAGGAGACTACAATGCCGAAGAAAAGCAAATTGGAAACGATGAAAAACGATCTCACGAAAATCCGTGATGCTCGCATCGACAAAATTGAACGGTGGTACGAAGAGACGTTGATTGCTCTCGATGAGATGTACGGTTCACCCGTGTTTGCGGTTCCTGTAGTGATGAACATTCATCCTACGAAAAAGAAGAAACGAAAAAGAAGAAGAGGAACCAAAGACACCCGCAAGTATCTCAGCAAAACTTCCTACGACATCATCACCGAGTATATGACGATGATCAACGAAGGAGAGCTATTCAGCGTGCTGGATATTCGGGAATGGATCCTGAAAAATTTCAAAGGGTACAACGTCACGAACGATTGTCACTTGGCGAACATTCCGAATGTTCTGAGGAAACTCAGAAAGAGAGGAGCCTTGGATTTTCAGACCGTGGGAGGTCATGAGGGAAGAGGCCTGAACGCCGAACACATTCTGACGAAAGCACCTGAAGTAAAATGATACAGCATGACGGTGAATACATCACGGTGGAGTTGAACGTCCAAGTGACGTTTGGAGAAGAGGAGAAAGAAAAATGAAAAACAAAGGCATGCTCTTTCCCGAGGCAGGAACCGTAGAGAAGATGAGGTGTGATGTTTGTAATGCGTGGATGGACATAGTGAGAAACGTGCGTGGAAGTAAAAGCTGGGGAGGAGCGATGGCGGGAATCATAACCACCTTTGATCAGTTCATCTGTCCATACATCAAAGCACCGTGGCACGTGAACCTCCTCCAGCTCCGAGAAGAGGCCGAACGAACCGTCAGCAAGAAGATCCGAGCAATCATCGAGCAGGAAATGGAAGAAATTTTGAGCAATGTTCTGAGGAAACTCAGGAGGTGAGTATGGTGATGGCAAAAGCTGATGATGAAAAAGATTCCGACAATTGAATAATTCTTTTTGTTGAAGTGGACTTGGTCGATATGATAGGAAGTAGTAAGGAAACCGAATATGGCCAAGAAAACTCTTGTGAAGAAAGCGAAGAAGGCGGCAAGAACGATCCCAACCGTCACCAAGTGCACGGTGAAAGAGGAACGCTTTTGCAAAGAATACATCAAACACGGTAACGGATCCAAATCCCATCGTGACGCTGGCTATGGCGGCAACAATAATCACGTCCGTGCTCATGAGCTTCTCCAAAAGACGCATATCCAAAAGAGGATAGCTGAACTCAATAAGGATCGGGAGATCCGAACTCAAGTCACCGCTGACCGAACTATTCGAGAACATGCCCGAATTGCTTTTGCCAATCACGATGAGATAGCGAAGGCAGCCAGCGATGCTTCGAGCGTGGCAGACTTTTTCAACCGTTTGAGTACAGACGATTGCGCAGCGGTGGAATCCGCTCGAATGGTTACGTTGGAAAAAAGGAAACCCGCCAAGCCAGCTCGGTATGATAAGGATGGTGAGGAGATCCGTCCAGAAGTTCCCGAAGTTCCCGAAGTCACTGAACTCCGATACGTTCTTCATGATAAACAAAAAGCTCTCGATGCCCTCGACAAAATCCAAGGACTTCTTATCATTCGTCATTCTCATTCGGACGATACGCCCAAATTGAATACGGTACGTGTAGAAGATTTGGGGTTGGGAACGGAAGCGAAGAAAGAGTTGTTGGAGAGGATCCGAGAAGCCCAGAAGGAGGAGAAGGAAGAATGACACCCGCATTACTCGAAAAAGAGATTGCTGAAGATATTCTATTGGAAGAGCATGACGTGGTAGCGAGTATCTGCCGTGATAGCTTTTGGTTTTTCGTTCAAGAGTTCTGGGCAGAAATTATTGATGAACCTCTCATTGAGAATTGGCACATGCCCTTGTTATGCGAAGAACTTCAGAAGCTGGCGGAGCGGGTTTTCAAGCGTTTGCCTCTTCGGCAGGATCTTCTAATCAACATCGCGCCAGGCACTAGCAAAAGCACCATCACCTCGGTTATGCTTCCTGCGTGGTGTTGGATCCGAGCACCGTGGGTTCAGATTATCTGCGGCAGTTACGGGCATGACCTCGCATTGGATCTCTCTACGAAGGGAAGAGCGATTGTGGAAAGCGAGAAATACAAAGCGTGTTTTCCCGAAGTCAAATTGAGTAGCACTCAAAACGCAAAACAATTCTATCAGACCACCGCTGGAGGGTGGCGGTTCGCTACGTCCACGGGCGGAGCGGTTACGGGAAGGCACGGGCATTTGATAATCATAGATGATCCAGTGGATCCGCAGGGAGCGGAGAGTTTGGCAGAGAACGAAGCGGCACGCCTCTGGCTGACCGATGTTATACCAAAAAGAAAAGTAGACCAATCCAGAACCCCCACGGTGATGATAATGCAAAGACTTCACCGAGACGATCCGAGTGCCCTTTGGCAAGACCAAATGAAAAGAGGAAGGCACGTGAAGCATATCTGCCTCCCTGCGGAAGTAAACGAGTTCATCAAACCCGTCTCTTTGGCTGCACGTTACGTGGATGGCCTTTTGGATCCCGTTCGGTTGAGTAGAATGGTATTGGAAAATCAATGGAGAGTTTCCGAGCATTCTTATGAGGCTCAATATCTTCAGAACCCAATCCCACGGGGAGGAGGAATGTTCAAGACGGACAACATCGAGATCCTACCCATGGACAAGTATCCTGAAGGGTTCAAGCTCGTTCGGTATTGGGACAAAGCGGGTACACGAGAAGGCGGAGCATATACGGCGGGAGTGCTTATGGGAGCAAGAGGAAAGAACCGCATGAAGGAGTTTGTGATATTAGACGTAGTGAGAGGGCAGTGGGAAGCGTATACTCGTGAAAAGATAATCCGACAAACGGCGGAAGCGGATGGAAGGCGGGTGATTGTTCGAGTAGAACAAGAACCTGGAAGTGGCGGGAAAGAATCCGCTGAGAACACGATCCGAAACCTCGCTGGCTTCCGAGTCGCAGCGGATCTCGTTGGTGCTAGCAGCGGGAACAAAGTTCAACGAGCGGATCCGCTGGCGAGTCAAGTCAATGGCGGAGCGGTGAAGATGAGAAGAGCGGATTGGAACAGTGCGTATCTCGATGAGATGCGATCCTTCCGAGAACAAAGCAAATACAAAGACCAAATAGACGCATCCACAGGAGCTTTTTCTCTCCTCGTGGGCAGACAGAAATACATAGGAGCATTGAGATAACATGGCAAAGAAGAAAGCAGTGAAGAAATTGAAGAACATGGGAACTCCCGTGCCATCGATCAATCTGGCCCAGCAGAAAAAAAAGATCGGTGCGAGGATTCTCAACCATCATACTACCTCCACTATGCAACAAATCATCAACACGATGTCTACACGAAGCGAAGCGTGGAGCAAGATGCTGGATCCTCGAAGGGATCTGGATACCGAATGCGGGTACAAGGTCAACCCGTCAGCCTCCGATTACAATGACATCTACGAAAAGGAAGGTTATGCGGCTCGAGTAGTCCATATCATTCCCGAGGAGTGCTGGCAATCGGATCCCATAGTGACGGAGAACGAGGAAGCAGACGAAACCGAATTTGAGAAGGCGTGGAAAGAGATCGAAGAACAAAAAGATTTGTATTCGATTATGGCACGTGCTGATGTACTAAGCGGTCTGGGGCGGTTCGGGATCATACTGTTGGGATTGAACGATGGCGCAAAGCTCAAGGACGAAGTTGTGCCCAGAGAAGGAATGGAGTTGCTGTACCTTCGGGTGTTCGATGAGAGCGTGGTGCAAGTCGCTAAGCTCGAAAAGGATTCTCAAAACGAGAGATATGGATTGCCTGTTTTATACACCGTTCAATTTGATGATATTACCAATACCAAATCCATCAAGAGTTCCGAAGGCATGAAGGTTCATTGGTCTCGAGTGGTTCACTTAGCAGACAACCGAAGGATGAGTGATGTGGTGGGGGTGAGTCGATTGAGAAATGTATATAACCGATTACAGGACATCCGCAAAGTGGCGGGAGGATCGGCGGAGATGTACTGGCAAGGAGCGTTTCCTGGTTTCAACTTCGAGGTTGATCCAGCGTTGCTTGAAGCGGGTTCCGATGCTATCGACACGGACGCATTGAAGAACGAGATGTTGGACTATACCAATGGCCTTCAACGAGCGTTGAAAACGGTTGGCGTGAAAGTCCATTCATTGGCTCCGCAGGTCGTGGATCCCACGCCGCAGATCATCGTTCAGTTGAAACTCATCGCATTGGCCAAGGGGATCCCGTTCAGGATCTTCATGGGTACAGAAGAAGGAAAGCTGGCGGGTGGTCAGGACGCAAAAGCGTGGGCGAAGCGGATGGCCTCTCGGCAAAGAGAATATCTGACGCCGTATGTGGTACGGCCTTTCATTCAGCAATTGATAAACGTAGGTGTTTTGCCTGAGGTAGAAGATTTCAAAATTGACTGGCCTAATATGCTAGAGGTCAGCGAGAAGGAAAAGGCGGAAGTGGCGAACATAATAACAGCCGCCATGAAAGCATATGTACAAGGCGGAGTTGATCACTTGATTCCGCCTGACCAGTATCTGATAAACATTATTGGACTGGATGCGGATCTAGTTGAAGAAATGAAAGCGGAGATTGAAGCAATCATCGAGCAGGAAGAAAAAGATCAAGCCGCACTCGAAGAGGATCTGCGAAAGCAGGGATTGAATCCTGATGGTACGCCAATTCAACCCGAAGAAGAGGAAGAAGAAAACGAGCCACCAGTTCCTCCAGTTCCTCCTCAAAAATAAATAGAGATCAGAAAAGGATATGAGTGATGATTGAACAGCACGATCCCTACGGTGAAGATTGGTCAAGAATCTGGTTTTGGTTGATTATTATATTGGTGGGAGGAGGAGTTGTGTGTGCTTGGGTTTTGATATTTCGAGAGTTGTTTTTTATGACATGCAGTCCGATGAAAGGCGGTTGAATAGATGCCTACCACTTTGAAAAAGGATCCTACGCAAACCACGATGCTTCGGGCACGTTTCGTTCGAGATATGAACAAGCGGTTTGCGTTGATCTCTCGAGCGGTTCGGGAATTACTTATTGACGATGACGCGTTTGGATTGAAACCCGCTCCCACTCTCCAATTCAATATAGTTGAAAGACAGGTATGGCGTTTTCAATCGGACGCTCAAAAGGTCACCTCTTTTCGTAGGTGGTTACAAGAACAAATCAACGAGAAAGTTCTGATCTCGGATGCGGTAGGAGGGAAACCGTGGTTGGCTCCATATATCGAAAGCTCATACAAAAAAGGTCTCACCAAATCCTACCAACAAGTGTACGGAGATCTTTTGGAAACTCCCGAAGCGTTGAGGACGATGCCGAACGGGAACATTTTGGGCGTCAGCTTTCAGGGAGCGGAGCAGACGAAGCGAATAGAAGCCATTTACACCCGTGCCTGGAACGATCTAACAGGCGTTACAGCGGCAATGGGGCAAAAGCTCTCTCGGCATCTTTCTTTGGGTCTCGCACAAGGAGACAACCCCAGAGTCATAGCGAGGAGGATGACCAAAGACATAACTGGACTCACTCGGACGAGAGCACGGATGATAGCACGCACCGAGGTTATCGCAGCTCACGCCGAAGGCCAGTTGGACGCTTATGAGGATTTGGCGATTGACGAAGTGACGATTCAGGCCGAATGGTTGACGGCGGGAGATGATCGAGTATGCGGAATGTGTCAACCGATGGAAGGAGAGATCCTGAAGTTGGAAGAAGCGAGGGGATTGATCCCGAGGCATCCCAATTGTCGATGTGCTTGGGTTCCCGTTCCGAATAGACCGAAAACACCGCAAGCGGATCTCAACAAATCATTAGCGGAGAGCATTGACGCCGAACGGGTCAAAGGATCTCTCCTGAGCAAGAAGAAAAGAAGCTCATGGGCGGGGAAAGAATTGCTCAAAGCGAAACTCCCAACACCTGTTAAGAAGAAGGCCGTCAAGAAAGTCGCCAAGAAGAAGGCCGTGAAGAAAGTTCAACCATTCCACAAACCTCGTGGTGGAGGAGCTACACAACGGCTTCGTGATGAGATAGCCGCCAAGAAACCACCCACGAAAGCACCACCCACCCGAGAAGCGTTTGAAAAACAATTGGATGCGTTGTATGCAAGCCGTCCATGGGGAAAAGGGCAGTGGGCAGCGGAGAGGGCTAGGCTACAAGATGAATTCAATAAAGCCGTGGCCGCAGCAACGAAGAAGCCCATAGCAACCAAAACAATAAAGTTGCAAAAGGATCTCGATGCTGCTACTGCCAAAAGACTTGCTGCTGAAAAGAAACTTGCCACTCAAACAAAGGAACTGAAAGAAACCAAAAAGAAACTTGCCGCAGTTGAAAAACGAAACAAAGAAATTGCAGAGTTGAAAAGAAAGCTCGCACAGGAGAAGGCAGTTGTTAAAAAGTTGGACAAAAAGTTGGCAGCACAAGACCGTGCCCGAGATGCTGGGAAGAAACCGAAGATTGACACCACAGTAAGAAAAGCACCTGATCCCGAACGGGTCACTTACATCAAAAAGTTCAGTCATGTCGATGATGAGACCGCTGATCTAATGGGCAGACTTGAAGCATCCTTCCCCACCAAGAGCTCAAGAGGACATCCGACACTGGTGAGGCCGAACATCGGTGGAGGTAAGGATTCTGTAGGGATGTTCAAAGGAGGAGGAGCTGAAGTGCCGTGGAGTAAATTACACAAACAAGTAGAAGGGATCACCGATGAAATCTACCGATTGCGTGCTGGTAATAAGTACATAGGGAAGAATGCTATTGATGAAGCACTTAGTCAAGTGCAAACACTCAATATCACCAACTCAGAATATGGTTGGCTTTTGAAAAAGGAGAATATCAATGCCGTAGGTGTGTTCGATAGTAGCAGAGGCAAACTTGTTCTAGGTTTGAACAACTCCACCAAAACAAAACCATTCAAACTAGGAGGCTTCCAATACAGCGTCGATGGGTCAACCACTGGCATTTTCAGGCATGAGATGGGTCACGGTTTGCAGTTCTCACTTGCCGCAGAAAAGAAAGCAGAGTTTCAATCCATATGGAAAGCATATACAAAAGGCGGCAATTTGACGATTCAAGATAACATAGGAAGATACGCGTACACTAATGATATGGAACTGTTTGCGGAGAGTTTCGCTGCATACACTCATAAGGATTATGGGCTTGGTGGAAAGCTGCTGCCGAAAAAACTTCATGATTTCTTTTTTGATTTACTTGGTTCTGATCTATAACGAGGATCTATAATAAGGCAGAAGGAGACTGTTATGATGAAAGAAAGTACATGTTCCAAACGGGGCTGTATTCACTATTCGGGTGTTCGGTATCTTGAAGAAGGTAATGAGCTGACTGAAGTGGTCTATTGCGAAGCGTTCCCAGATGGCATCCCGTTGAAAATTGCTTTTGGTGACAACAAACATCTGAAGCCTGTCAAAGGAGATCACGGGATTCAATTCAACATAGGAGACCAACTATGACTATTTACAGACTACCGTGGGCAGTTGTTTTTATGATTGGCGTGATTACTTCTTCGGTGGTGATCACTGCCGTAGCGGTTCGGAGCATCGACAAAAAGCTATCCGAACCCATCACCGTCAAACGATACGATCCGCCAGAAGATCCTCACGCACTGGAAAAGATCGAAGCGGAGAAAAAGGAAGCACTCAAGCCCGCACCGCTTCCTCCGTGCCCGTTGACGGATCTGGGTCATGGAAGTTGAGAGACGGTATGGATTGCTGCGTGGCGGATGATGGAGCTGTTCGCTGTCTCTCCTTCCTTTTTTTGGAAGGTGTGCATGACTCGTCATTGTAAAATTTGCGGAAAAGAAATTGATTCTTTGCTGATCAACGGGCAG